ATAAGACCATAATAGAATTCTGCCCCATGTGCGGCAGAAGATTAAAAGCAAGTTAATTACGCAATATATGGAATTTATGTAAAGGTGGTGAGGGCGTGAATAAATATTGTAAATGTAATTACACAATGATTGATGCTGACTATTGTTGGATTTGTACCAAATGCGGCAGAAGTGAATGGAAAAAAGATATTAAAGCAAGGATTGTAAGGCTTGTATTGGGACTGTTTTACGGCAAAAAACGTGGTTAAAGGGTGGTTGGATGGCTGGCTATATAAAACTTTACAGAGATATTCAGTTTAATAAAATATGGCAGGAAAAGCCCTTTACAAGAGGTCAAGCATGGGTTGACATGCTTCTTAGGTGTAATCATGTTTGTGTACAGATGCCGCCACAGTATCAAAATATATGGGTTTTGCGTGGACAGTTTTTGTCGTCAAACATAAAACTTGGTGAGTATTGGGGATGGGGAGAATGCAAAGTAAGAAGGTTTATGGAATATCTGGAAACAGATAAGATGATTACATATATTCCCAAAAATAAATACACCGTTTATGAGATACTAAAATATGCCGAACTGCAAGCCTTGGAATCAGAGCTTTACGAAGCTGCAAGTGACGAACAAAAAACGAGCAGAAAACGAACAAAAAACGAGCAGAAAACGACAAACAATAATGATAAGAATAATAAGAATGATAAGAAGTTAAAAGATATAGGCGAAATGACTTCCGATTTCACGCAAGATGAAAAATTAAAAATAGCTATAAATGATTTTGTCAACATGAGGATTGTTAAGAAAAAAGAACCAACACAAAGAGCAATGGAACTTATATTTATGACATTAAAACCATACAACATTGATACGCAAATAAAAATGCTTGAAAAATCTATAATTAATCAATGGACTGATGTGTACCCATTAAAAGAACTATCGAAACAGCAAAGTAAAGGCGGAAATCCATTTCTTGAAAAATTAAAGGAGATGCAAAATGAACAAGATTGAAACAACTTCCCTGATGGTGATTTTAAAAACAGCGTACCCTAATTTTTACAAAAACACTGATGAAATAGAGGACGCTATAAATTTATGGTCAATGATGTTTGAAACGGACCCGGCAAAAATAGTAATAGAAGCTGTTAAGTCATTGATTTGTACCCTTAAATACCCTCCAACAATAGCTGATGTTAAAACAAAAATATATGAAATAAGTCATCCGAATAAGCTTACAGAAATGGAAGCGTGGAATATTGTCAAAAAAGCAGTTGATAATTACAGTATTTATGATTACGAAAAAAGCAGACAGGTATTTGATTCATTGCCGGACATTGTTAAAAGATTACTTGGAGGTATGAGCCAATTAAGAGAGTATGGCCAGATGGATTCTGAAACCTTTAATACTGTTGCACAATCAAACTTCATGAGGTCGTTTAAGTCATTACAAGCGCAAGAAATTGAAAGAGACATGTTGCCTGAGTCAACAAAGAAACTCATATTAAGTTTATCTGAAAGGATGGCGTTGACAGATGGGAGCGATTGATAAAGCCGCCCTTGCCTTGACACAATGCCGCACCTGTCTTGGATGCAATCTTTTGGATGACGATACATTCCGCGGTGACAACGACTGCTTGAACTACAGAAAGGCCCCGGCGGACGTTATGGTAGAGCGGAGATATGGCAAAGAAGATGATAAAGAAAGGACTTGGAGAGAATGAAACCAAAGGCATACACAGACGATTACATACAAGATATACGCTATCTTTACAGCACAGGACGCTACACACAGAGAAGGCTTGCGGAAATGTATTTTCTACACCAAAAGACCATAGACAACTACTGCAAAGGGATTGAAAAGAAAAAGTTATTTGACGACCAGACAGACTTTGATTGAGGGGGATTATATGAATATAGACGAAAGAACAGGAAAACCAAAAATAATACTGGATTTGTGCGGGGGAACCGGGGCATGGAGCAGACCATACAAAGAAGCCGGCTATGATGTGAGATTGATAACACTGCCTGAATATGATGTTACAAAAGTTGATTTTAATTTGTTAACAATATCATTCCAGCCAATGGATAAATGTGAAAAGATTATAGCCTATGAATATGTTTACGGCATACTCGCAGCGCCACCTTGCACAGAGTTTTCAGTGGCAAAGTCAGACAGTCCAAGGGATTTTGAATCGGCATTAAAAGTTGTAGATGCTTGTTTGAAAATTATTTGGGAATGCCGGATTAAAAATAAATTTAGGTTTTGGGCAATGGAGAATCCAAGGGGATTTTTGAGACAGTTTTTAGGCGTTCCGCATTATACTTTTGAACAATGGCAGTTTGATGAAAAAGCTGTAAAATCTACTGATATCTGGGGATATTTCAATGAACCATCTAGCACAGTAAAAGTAAAACCAGCAGGACTTACAAGGCGTTTTCCTTGCGGCAGCACAAACAGTATTGTATGGGAAACTCCAAGTATTCCAGAAGAATATAAAAACATGAATTTATCACGCGCTGCGTTAAGAGCAATCACGCCGTCTGGATTTGCAGAAGCATTCTATAGGGCAAATAAATAAAGTTTAACCTTCCATTATCAAGGCGGCTGATAGTGAGATTAAAAGATAAATTTGGGACTGGCAGGAATGGGCGGCCCGTTCCAGAAAGGGGAGAAAAAATGTTTACAGAGGCAGCAAAAAAAGAATGTGAAAGGCTAGGGCTTGAAAGTATAAAAGTGGTTTCATGGCATGACATGCATTTTGGGGCATTTACATTATGTGATGTTAATCCGCAAAAAGGATATAGATTTGAATATCCCAGAGATAAGCGCGTGAAATTTTGGATTTCTGCGGAAGAATACGGGCAACTTCAAGTGGAAAGAGATTTTAAAACTGGATTGTCAAAACATTTGAAGTGAGGGGGATTATATGAAATTCAAAGTAACTTACGACGCAAAACAAATCATATATAACTTCTCAATGCTTGCCATTGGTTTTGTGATAGGTCTATTTCTTTGCTACAGCCCCGTAGACGAAACAAAAGCGCAAAAACAAGAAAGTATATCTGAAAATATAGAATTGATTCTAGACGGTATTACGGCCCTTAAAACAGCAACCTATAAAATGGAAATTAATAAACCATTGCTTGACAGAATAGACTATCTGACACGGGAGAATGTTGCATTACTGAATGAGGTTGGGGACTTGGAGAATCAAATAAGAGAGTTTGGATGGCTTAAAAAGTGAGGGAGGAAAGGATATGACACCGATAGATAGAATCTGTAAAACATGCCAACATAGAAGAAATCCGGCATTAGAAAATCCGTGCTGTTTATGTACAGACCATGATATGTGGGAGGTAGCTGAAATGGTTACGGTAAGTAGTGAGAAATTAGAAGCTCTGCAACAAGAGAACAAGGAATTGCGCGAAAAATTGGAGAAATGCGCGAATGAATATGCAACACTTGTATGGGAAAGTGCAAAAGAACAGCAAAAGAATAAGCAACTGCGGGAAGTGTTGGGAAAGGCAAAAGAATACGCAGAACGCGCAAAACAAGCTATAACAGTGATAGATGAGGTGATGAAGGGATGAGTGAATCCAGTGAACAACAAGCCCTCATTCAATGGGCTGAAACATTATCTAAACAAATACCTGAATTAAATCTTTTATACGCAATCCCAAATGGAGGCAAGCGCAATATCGCAACAGCAGTAAGGTTAAAAAAAGAAGGCGTCAAAGCAGGAGTGCCGGATTTGTGTCTGCCTGTAGCTAGAAAGGGATTCCACGGATTGTACATCGAAATGAAAGTTGACAGAAACAAGCCAACAGGAAACCAGATGGAATGGATGCATCGTCTGTCTGGACAAGGATACGCGTTTAAAGTATGCTGGGGATGGGAAGAGGCAAAGAAAGAGATAGAAAAGTATTTGGGGGTGGTTTGATGAAAAAGTTAAGCCGGAATGAGTTTTTGACACTTGCCAATATGCATGAGGATGTGAAAAGAAAGCGCCGGGCAGCAGAGGAATATAAAGACGTACAAAAAGAGCCGGACCTATACGCAAGGGAGAAAATAGCCAGGATACAGAAGCGAATGAGGGGGTGAGGGTGTGAAACCAAGCGAGGTAAGATATTATCTGTACCACATGAAAGAATTGAAAGAGGAAATATCCGACACGGGGGCAGAGCTTGAACAGTACCGGAACATGCAGACAACAGAATTCGACTATAGCCAGGTTGATTTTGACCCGGACCCGTACAAGGATAAGGGTGATACGATACCGTTTTTCCCCGAGGAAACAAAACAGCCGTTCAGCAACACGATAATACAATCATCAAGTGCACATTATAGCGACAAAAGCCAGGTTGACAGTCTGGTGGTACGCCGCGTATCATTTATTGAGCGACAAGAAAAAAGACTGTTCAAACTTATGACAATAAATAGCGCGATAAGCGGAATTCTAAGGTATTTGAAACCACTTGAAAGGGATATTGTTCAATTGCGATATACAGATAAATATAGCTGGAACCAGGTGGCTAAACGCAAGTACATAGACTATGATTACGTCAAGGAGATAGACAGCAGGATTATAAAGAGCATCATAAACAGGTATGAGGAAACGTTCAGAATAGAAAAAACCCTCACTTAGAGGGCTTTTCTTTATTTACGAGAGTTTCTATTACTGTGGATACGCTGCATTTCATTTCAATTGCCAGTTGTTCGAGTTTTTCTACAGTGGAATCCCGGAATACATAGGTATGTTTCTTCTTTCGGACTTCATCGGGTAGTTTACGCGCGCTCATTCTGTGGCCTCCTTTGCTTCAAAATATCTACATACGCCAGACAAGTTGTCCCAATCTTCGCTTAACATTTCATTTGTGTAGTAATCACTGTTATACTGTGGATTTGAGCAATTTTGCCCCATAGGTTTGTTGCTAAAATTTACAGCTTCATAGCTGTGCTTGCAATTATTACAATGTTTTTTCACAATATCCTCCTTCGCCCGTATAGCCGGTAGCGCAGCGTGATTCTATAAACCTCCTACATATTTACCCCAATTATCAAAGTGTCACCTTCTGTCATGATAGTTCCAACCAATTCAAATTCAAGCATGTCCTTCAGGCTGCGGTTTTTATCGAGTTCCAAAAGCGTACCTTCGAATAATATTTCTTTCCAGTAACTTAAATGCTGTTTTTGAACTCTGATTTTGGTAAATCCTCCGATATGTGAGGTCAACACACAAAATGTAACTTTCCAATAATGCTTATCTGCTTTCATACTATTCCTTCCTTTCTGCCCCGGCTTTGGACGGGACTTGTCATTTTACTATAAACTGTGCCTTGATTCTGTCGTAATGTCTGTTTTTTTCTGTTAATGATAAAGATTCGTAACCGGGTATTTCATAACAAGCATTTAACGTTTTATCCCTAATTTCGTCACTTTTTAGAACTGCATTTTGTACTTCTTTATCATTGGAATAATATGCTGCCGATATAACGTTTATCATGTTAATTATCTCCTTTCTCTGAGGCTTTGGACTCAGCCGGTATTTTACCGGGCGCATTACTCCGGTTGCCCGGAGCCATCTGCATTAAGCGTAAAAATTACGGTATATTCTGTTACATTCATGTTCAAATGTTTCTTGATTTGTTATGTATTCATCCGGGATAAAGAATACTTCACGCCTAGAACCATTGTTACCCCAAACCCTTGTTTCTTTACAAATGCTGTGAAATCCGTCTGTTTCAAATGATACGTTGTTTATAATAGCTTTCATTCAATAACCCCTCCTTATATTTTGCTTGACTCTGTGTTAAACTCTCGAAACTAAGCCTTTACATTCTACTGTTATATACTTCCTTGTATCAATGTGTTTAAAGTAGTGAGTATCGCCTATGCTGTACATATACATGTATTGTTCGCGGTCGGAATCCTTGCTAAAACATTTCATAAATGCATCGTAACTGTTTACAAATCTTTCTGTCATATTAAAATCCTCCTCCTATTATTTTCCGTTTCGGCTTATCTCAAAGCCTCTTCAGTGCGGTATCCGCAGACGGGGCCGAAGCCCTCTAATATTTACTGCTATAAAAATTTAAGTGTCCAAAAAGTTTTTCTATTTCCTGGAGTTTATATCCCTTACAATCAATTTGTGCATATGGTTCTTCGCAACAAGATAAATAAAGCATTTTCGTTTGTGTATTAAAAGAGGTATAAGTGTTTTGAACTTTTAATTCATTAATTTGTGCTTGCGATAAATTTATTAATTTATATTTCATATTCTTTCCCTCCATCAATTTATTCAGCAACCTTGCTGACATTCTTATTATACACCGAATTTATGCAATATGTATATAGGTCTAAAGTCCTATCTTTTAAAAACCCACAAATCACCCACAAACATTGCAAAAATATGTGATATAATGATAGTAGTTAAAGCTGTCGCAAGGCGGCTATTTTTATTTGGAGGGGAATATGAAAGATAAGTACTGGTACATGGAAGATAGATTGGGATTCTTCTCGGTAGGATTACTGATAGGTATGATAATAGGAGCAATAATAACGTTCATAGCAATCAAATAAAGGCCGAAAGGCTATTTTTTATGTGTAGGTGGTGGATATGGATAATCAATTAGAACCAATTAAACTGACTGTAAAGCAAGAAAAGTTTGTTCAAGGGTTGTTTATGGGATTGACACAAAGGGAAGCTTATAAGCAATCTTATGATTGTGAAAAGATGATGGATAAACATATTGATGAAGAAGCCTGTAAATTAATGGCAAACCCAAAGCTCGCCCAAAGGCTTACCCGGTTAAAAGAAGAGTTTAAGGAACGCAATATGATTACTGTTGAAAGAGTGTTAAAAGAATATGCAAAGCTTGGTTTCTTTGACCCTAGAAATCTATTCAATGACAATGGAACACCAAAAGATATAACAGAATTAGATGATGAAACAGCAGCAGCTTTGGCCGGAATAGAAGTTTTAGAGCAATATGAAGGCACAGGAGACAATAAAGAGTTCGTGGGTTATGTTAAAAAGTATCGTCTGACAGACAAAAAGGCAGCTTTAGACAGCATAGCAAAGCACTTAGGTATGTTCACCGAAAAATCAGAAGTAGACAATCATATCACAATAGGTTTCGAAGAATCTTTATTAAATATCATCAAGCGAAAAGAATAAACCCCGCTATTTTTACAGCTTTTTATACTTTTGTTGGAATATACTGTAAATAATATTATAGTATATTTTATTTTTATGGCCTGAAAACACTGTTTTTAGCGGTGCAACAGGCTTTTCTATTGCATTTCAATAACCTTGCGAAATATTTATTTTGTTTAATTATCTGGTATTAATACCTGCTAATAATATAGAAAGGAGTGATTTAATAAATTTCACCTTGAATCAGTGGTGCTGCAAAGTCAAGGTCAACTTGGGTAAAAAGACGTAACGGGCCGCTCATTTTATTCGCATCCCTTTAATACATAAAGGGATAAAAATGAAAAAACGGCCTCAAAGGTGCTTAAAAGGCGGAAAGGTCATGTACAAACTCGTACAAAAAACCGCCTCTTTTTGTACAAACTTGTGTAGCAGATTTTACCAATTATTTAGGGGTGATTATCAATGATTAAACGACAACAAATTATCGACAATAAGGGAAAGGTGGTGTCAGACGGAGCTAAAAAATTCAGGATATGGGATGATGAAAAAGGCTATCTGTTTCAATCAAAAGACTACTTTGTAAAGCAGTTTCTTGATATCAAGCTATCGGAATATATAAAAGACAAAAACGACTACGCAAACCTTCATATACTGGCGGAAAACATTTTTAGGGATACCAATATGATAGCCGTCAAGTCAAGGAATGTAGCAAGACCGGCAAATGTTTACGATATAAGCAGTTTGATTGGTATATGTGAACGTAGGACAAGAGAATTTCTTGATAGAACGATGCAGAAAGGCCTGATTGCAAAAACTATCGTAAACACAGAAGAAAGAATTGAAACGCAATACTATCTTAGCCCATTATTTTTCATGTCAAACAAGTATTTAGGCCCGTTTCTGTTTATGATGTTCCGGCAGCAATTAAAACCATACCTTAAAGAATGGGCATGGAAAGCATTAAGCGAAGCGGCAAACTTGAAAGATGTAGACATCAAACACGAAACAGTCAAAAGCCCGATGTTGGAAAAAGCAAACAAAATACTTAACAATTAAAAGTTTGGCATAGAACAGTTAGCTACTGTCAGCCGCGCCACCTCACACGCGGCTTTTTCTATGCCTTTTTATGTGGGGAATAAATTTGTGAGGTGCCAAAATGAACATAGATAATGAATTCAAATCGCTAATACCGCCATTGACAACAGAAGAATACGCAGGATTGGAACAAAGCATAATTTCCGAAGGATGCCGGGATGCACTTATAACATGGCAGGATACATTGATAGACGGTCATAACAGGCACGAGATATGTAGTAAGCGCCATATTGAATATAAGACGGCTGAAAAGGCATTTGACAGCAGGGATGATGTCATGCTGTGGATAATTGATAATCAATTCAGTCGGCGTAATTTGCCAGTGTACGAACGTGGTGTATTAGCATTAAAGAAAAAGGATATTATTGCACGGCAAGCTAAAAATAATCAGTCGATTGCTGGACAAAGTTACTCGCCAAAGGAAGGTTTACAGAAATCTGTAGAAGTTCGTAAACCAATAGACACACAAAAGGAACTTGCTAAAATAGCAGGAATTAGCCACGACACTATTTATAAAATTGAAAAGATTGAAGAAAAAGCCACGCCGGAAGTAAAACAAAAAATAAAGTCTGGTGAAGTAAGCATCAATCAAGCATACCAAACCGTCAAGCGTGAGGAAAAGCTTGAAGTTGTCAAAGAAAAGTTCATCGAGCCTACCGTCGAAACAACATCTATAGACATTTCCACTACGGATAAAAAGTACAGCGTCATTTACGCTGACCCAGCCTGGTCATATTTTGAAGGTGGCAATAAAAATCAATCCCTGCATTACAAAACAATGTCCATAGAAGAAATATGCAATCTTCCTGTTAAAAGAATCGCTGATGATAACTGTATTTTATTCCTGTGGGTGACTTATCCAATATTGCAGGAATGTTTTAAAGTTATTGAATCTTGGGGATTCAATTATTCAACGTGTGGTTTTGTGTGGGTGAAAAAGAATAAGAACATAGATACACCATTTATTGGATGTGGAAACTGGACGCGAGCTAATTCAGAATTATGCTTAATAGCCACAAAAGGACAGGTGTTAAGGCTTGACGCGAGCATATCGCAGATAATCGAATCACCAATTGACGAACATAGTAAAAAGCCAGCTGTAGTACGCAAACTTATAACAAAACTTGTCGGTGAATTGCCACGCATAGAACTTTTCAGCAGACATAATACAGACGGTTGGGATGTATGGGGAAATGAAGTATGATTGGTAATACTACAAAGTTTCAAAGTGATATATCTTCCGGACGCATAGGCGAACTGATATTTAAAGATGATTTTTTGGATTTTTTAAATATTAAATACCAAGATGTAACGGGATGCCAGCAATATCAAGTAATAGACAGTGATTTTTTAAGCAAAATCGGGCTATTTGAAATCAAATCAAGCTACAAAGACGATAAAAAGATAGTCATAGAAGAATATACCAATGTCAATGAATGTCTTGGAAAAATTAGTTATGGATGGTGGCACAAGTCAAGGGCTGACTTGATAATATTTGTGTCAAAAACTACGCGAACAATGATATTTCTGCCGTTTACACAGGCATTAAAAGACCACTACGAAGCAATAAAATTTAAATACGAACTGATACGCAACAAAGAGACACAACACAATGGGAGTAGATGGCAATCTGCGTTTAGGAAAATTGATTTACAAGACCTGCGGGGGTATTTTTCGTGTTACAAGAAAGCATAACAGAGAGCCAACAACTCCCTTTTCTTATGCAGAAAGGAGGATATATGAAATTTTGGAATTCATTTAATCCAATAAGTCCTATGCATAAAGTTCCACATATTACAAATGAAAGCGTAACAAATGTGCCCTTGGATACAACTTCTTCTGTGGACTTCTGGTTGTCTTTGGCATTTTGCATAGGTTTTGTAATTGTTTTTGCAATAATTCTTGTAATTAGTGCATATATGGCAAGAGAACGCGAATAGAAAGGCAGGAGAATATATGAAAGATATTTCAAAAGAATTAAAAAACAGCATTATATTACTTTCGCTATCAATAGCCAGTTTAATATTCAGCACATTTGTATTGATGTATACGTTATTAAAATAGCCGTACACGCCCTACGCGCCAAATACAGGCTATATTATCGCTTAAACAAGTCTGGAATCATGCATACACCGGAAGGGAGCATAGCGAGTTTAAAGGATATAAGGAGGAAATGATATGACTATAGCAAGAAGCATGACTTTTCCAAAAGAATTATATAAACAACTAGAACAAACGGCCAAAGATTATAATATATCCGTTGCATCACTAATTAAAATGGCATGTTCCGAATATTTAAACCATCAATCCCAAGAATATAAATTTGCCATGAGAGATATATTACTAAGTTCTCCTGTAACTGCTCCATCAGCAGATAAATTATTTCCAATATACAAACATAAAGGACAGCTATGAAATACCTATTAATCTACCTTATCCTACTAGCCATAGTCTTATTCTTCAACTACGCCATGCACCAAAACGAACCACCGGGAGGATTGTGAAATGGCCTGTGATAAATGTGTATCGGAAATGAGAAATGCTATTGGAAATCCAGTAGAATGTCAATGTGATTACTGCGGAGCGAGTTTTATTATTGGTAAACCAGATTTATGTGTTACTTGTTATTGGTATTGGAGTAGCAAAACAGATGAGGGTTACAGGTATATGTGTCACAAACAAGATACTGTTATAAAAAACGGCAAGTGTATGAACTATTCAAAAGATTATCCTGATATATCGGGAGGTATTTAAGTGCAACAAATAATAGACACCTCCACCAACCTATTCAAACAGAACATACAGAAAACTACAATGATGCTGATAGAATACGGCGTAAAGCTGGAGGATTGCCAACCGCTGCTGAACAAACTGGCAGATGATTTTACAGAAGCTTTTATAGCCGTATATAAGGAGGGAAAGAAAAAATGTATAACGAAATTTCTATAATTCACAAAGGTAATAATGCAACAATACCGCATTTTAGCAAAATAATCGAAGGCAAAGTATACGATACGCAAAAAGCTACACTTCTTGGCTACTACACAACACAATATTTGAACGATGATTACGGAACACTTGGAGGAAAAGGAATATATTTTCACGGGTATTTTAAAACGAAAAACGATAGATATTTTGAGTACACTTATCATAATACATATAGAAAATGGTCTTTGTTTTACCACTGCTTCAATAATGAAAAAGATATTTACGAAAGAAGCAAAGATTATATAGCACATATCGTTCCGCAATGTCCACATTCATTTTATAAAGCAGAAGATTTATTTGAATTAATTGAAGCATAGGAGGGAAGAAATGAAAGAACTTGAATTAACTAAAACATTCTTTGAAAGCAATCCACATCATGAAAGCTGGGCGCATAAAGAATTTACAAGAATGAAAGTACCATTGTCAAAACCTAGTTATCTACCTTACATAGGAGAAGTATCCCAAGAAGTAGACAAAGTCCTGCGCTCGGGCATGATCGCACAAGGTGCCAAGGTAGCAGAATTCGAGCAGATGGTAGCCGATTACTACGGAGCTAAATACGCTATAGCCGTATCGTCTGGAACTGCCGGATTATATATGTGCCTGAAAGCTTGCGGTATAGGTCCGGGTGATGAGGTTATTACTTCACCGTATACATTTATCGCTACAGTGTTTGCTATTGAATCAACAGGAGCCAAGCCTGTATTCTGCGATGTAGATAGGGATACATACAACATAGATACCAGCAGCATACTTGACGAATTACAATCAAATATGAACATTCGAGCAATTATGCCCGTGGACATACTAGGACTTCCGGTAAACACAAATAAACTTTTGCATTATATACCGTTTGTATTGGATTCATGCGAAAGCTTTGGCAACAAAATAGACCGTCCTTTTGACGCTATGGTATTCGGACTGTATCCGAACAAAATTATAGGAACCGGCGAAGGTGGATTGATTTGTACCAACAACAAAGACATCAACGATTATTGCAAAGCATATCGCAATCAAGGAAGAAGTCCGGGTGATACTTGGCTGGAATCATCTATAATGGGATTCAACTATCGTATGACAGACTTACAAGCCACAATTGGCATAGTACAGATGAAACATATTTACAATATTTTAGAGCGGCGTAAACGGGTTGTAGAGCGTTACGGATATAATGGAATAATCCCAAGTCAAAGGATTGATACTGAAAAGTTCAGTCCTTTTGTATTTGTTGTGGAGACAGACGATAGACCAAAGGTCATGGAGTATCTTGCAAATAAGGGCATAGATTCAAGGGCATACTTTCCGTGTGTTCATCTTCAACAACCTTATCTTGAACAAGGTTATACTAAAGGAATGTATCCTGTAGCTGAAAAAATAAGCGAAAAAACGCTTGCAATACCTTACTACACGGGCATGACAGATAGTGAGGTGGATTATGTATGCGACTGTTTAAAAGATGCTTTGAGCGAATAGAACGTCACATCATCCATAAATGGATTAGTAAATCGTTCAATCAATCTCAAATTGCACAAATATGGATATGGTATCACAGAAATCAAAAAGAAAAGGCGACTGCGAAGTTATTTTGTAATGCGTTTACCTCATACAATGGTCAAATTTTGCAAGTTAGCGATAAGAATAATTCATAAAATGCCATTTATTCACCAGGAAAATACAATATATTTGCAAGTTTTAATTTATTAGGTTTCACTGAAAGATGATGGTATACGCCACAATATAGGGGTGGGCGAGTGGCGTAGAAAAGGAGGAATATGATTTCATTTGGAAAAATAACAGAACAACAAAGATTGGAAATGTCACAACTTACTGCTTCAATGGCAGAACTTGACCGCGTTATGAAAGAAATTATTAAATTACAAGCCACAACAAGATATTTAATAAGCGAGTGGTGGCACAAAGTAGGAATAGAAAACAACATAGACACTAATTCAACGCCATACTCGATAGACATGGACAATAATATTGTTTTATATGATGGGAGTTTAAAATGAAAAGCAAATTATACGTAAGTTCAGAATCAATCAAAAAATTCTTATTATTAATGACAAAACAAACACTTACAAATGATGAATTTGAAAAAATATTAAAAACACTTACACCTGACAACTATATATCTGATGCCGTTGAGGTTATGGAGGAAATATGCAAAAAGTATGTGTAATAAGCACAACAAGAGCAGATTGGGGATATCTTTTCTGGCTTTGTCGTGATTTGAATGAAAGCGATAAATTTGATTTAAACATTATTTTACCTTTCAACCACCACAACTTTGACGCCATATCCAAAGAATTCACTATATATCCAACCAATGCAGTAAAGTCCATCAAGGATTTTGGGCAATTCTATTCAGATTGTTACAAGATAATGCTGGATACAAAGCCTGATATGGTAGTGGTTTTAGGCGATAGGTTTGAAATGTTGGCGGCGGCTACAGCAGCATTGTTGATGAACACTCCAATTATTCATATGTATGGCGGAGAGACTACGTTAGGGGCGTTTGACAATGAAATAAGAAATGCAATCACGCAAATGGCGCAATTTCAATTTACGGCGACAGAGGAATATGCTCAAAAAATAGCAGAAATAACAGGAGAACATGAATATTTTGATTGTATTAAAAATATTTGGACGTTTTACAACATTCACGAGGGCGGATATTACCCGTTTTATGATTTAAACAATAATAATAAAATTACAAGACAACCAAAAATTTACAACGTCGGTTCTACAGGCTTAGATTGGCTAACACGCACAAAGTTACTTTCCAAGCAGGAATTACAGCAATATGTTTCAATTGACTTGAATCAGCCGTTTGTTGTGGCGTGTTTTCATCCTGTGACACATGAATTAAACGGTACAGAAGAACAGTATAAAAACTTTATATCAGCATTGTTTAAGCTAGAAACTGATGTATTGTTAATTTTTTCCAACATAGACCCGGGAAGTGATTTGATAAAACAAATATTTTCCACATACGAAGAACATACAAAAGAAACGCTTGAAAGATGCAAAATTCATGGAATAACCAACCTTGACCATCTAGTTTATTTATCCTTGCTACAATACGCCGAATTCATGATAGGCAACAGTTCAAGCGGAATCATAGAATCAGCGTCATTCAACATACCTTCTATAAGCGTAGGAAACCGTCAGCAAGGACGAATTCGCTCTAGTAATGTATTTGACTGTCCTTGTGAAACACAGGCCATTATGAACGCAGTAGACCGCGCAAGGGAATGGAACGCACTGATTAGCAAATGCGAAAATGTTTATGGCAATGGACATAGCACAGAAAGGATAATGGAGGTCTTGGAAACGTTATGATTCAACACATGACAGTTATTGATGAAAACAAAAACGAGTTACAGTTAAAACTTTTTGCAGAATGCACCTGCGGAAATCTTACGTTTATTTTAAAAAATCCTTCAGGAAGAAGATTTACGCGGTGTTCGTTTTGCGGAAAAGAATATTTAGAAAAAGTGGAGGAACTATAGAATGTTTTGCAGGCATAAATGGATTATGTTATCAGAAACAACAACGGAATCTAAATTTGAACAAGCAGTAAGGCTTGGATATAAAATGACCGGAAGCAATTTGCGAATATTCAAAAAGAAATATATCTGCATTCTGCAATGTGAAAACTGCGGTAAATTAAAAAGATTTGTGGAGGAAATATGAGTAGTTTGTATGATTGCAGAAAAATACAAAAGATTTTAATCGACAAATACAATTACGAATTATCGTTGACGGAAATAGAATCAATATGGCAGGAATATTCAGACATGATGTGCGCCAGTTGGATTATGCTTCCAGATTCAGAGGACGAGTTAAACCAAGAGATAGAAAGTGTTTTTGGCAAATTTTTATAAGGAGGAAATATGACAACAGCTATTTTTTTAACGACTCGCATAAACTCTACTCGCCTGAAAAACAAGGTGTTGATAGAAATAAACGGTCAAACAGTCATTGAAATATTGATAAACAGGCTTAAAAAATGCAAAATACCAATAATCATGTGCAGCACAAACGCTTTGAACGACTCGTTATTTCTAAAACCTATTGCAGCAAGACACGGGTTAGCCTATCACGAGGCCCCTGCTGGAAATATAATCAAACAACACATCGATTGTGCAGAAAAATACGGCGTAGACTGGATAATTAACGTCGACGGTGATGATACCTTGACCTGCCCGGAGGTAATCAATGCTGTTTATCACGCAATCAACAGAAACGAACACAAAATACCGATAAAAACAGAAGGATTGCCGCTTGGATTGAATATTCTGGCTTATCCGGCTGAATATTTGAATAAAATTGACTTTAAATCTGATACCGGTTGGGGAGCGCAGATAACTAAAAACTCTTATTACTCGATAAAGTTCAATTATGACCTTGACCTACGTCTCACATTAGATTACCCCGAGGACCTGGAAGTCATAACCGACATTTTAACCAACTGCAAGCGCAATATGACAGTAGGAGGCGTATGTACGTACCTGAAAAAGCATTCCGAAATAGCAAAATTGAATTTATGGAGAAATAAAGAGTACTGGGATAGGATGGAGGAATTAGGAAAATGACATGTGGCATATGTAAAAAATCACATTCTGTTGCGACTACATATATAAAAACTGCAAAATACGGCGAAGTAAGCATTGATTGCCTTATAGAATTAGCTGAAAAAGTAATTGAAGCAAGCAAAATATTAGAAAAGAATGGGGTGAAATAATGCGTATAGCAATATTCGGCGTAGGAGGAAGCATGGGAAATAGGCGCGTCAGAAACTTACAGGCACTTGGTTACACTGACATAGTAGGATATGACATAAACACAGAATCTGCGATTAAAACAGCTTCAAAATATAGCATCCAATATACAAAAAGAATATCGGACTTATGGAATAATAAGCCCGATTGTGCTATTATCAGTGTTCCCCCACTAAAAAAGCAGGAGTACATAGATATATGCGGAATAGAAAAAATTCCATGTTTCTGTGAAGCCGATGTTGCAACGTATTCAGGAACTTATTTTTCGTCTGCATCCATGCGTTTCTATCCAGCAATACAAAAAATAAAGGAATTGCTTGACACCGGAACTTTGGGTAAGGTTTATACGTTCTCATTCCACATGGGCCAGCATCTACGGGATTGGCATCCGGGGGCAAATTACTCAAATTACTATGCCGCAAAAAAAGAATCCGGGGCCTGTAAGGAAATGTTCGCCTTTGAATTAGGCTGGCTGTCAATGTTATTTGGGCGACCCGTTGATGCAAAAGGAATCATAGACAAAAAGCTTGACGACCCAGACATAACTGCTGATGATGTATTTTCAACTACAGTAAAATTTAATTCATCATATATGTTGATTATGACGGATTTTGGATTATACAAAGATTATGGCAAACAAAGTTCAAAATACGATGTCGTTGGCGTCGTCCTAATAGACATACTTTCCCGTCCCGCCATACGAGAGTTGCGCATCGTTGGAGAAAAATGCAACCTGTTTTGGAATTGGGACTATAATTGCATAGAACTTGAATATCCCAATGGCGAAATATCCATGATTTTCTATCCAAAATGGGAGGCTGCCGATGGATATAATGCAAATATTTGCGAATTCATGTACGAAAGAGAAATAGAAAACTTTATCAATGCAATCCAAAACAAGGCAGAATATTATTATCCAAAGGAAGATGAAGAGGCATGTATAAAGATGTTAAGGAGGATTGAATCATGAGCATGTCAACGTATGTAATGGCTTTTAAAGGGCAAGACGAAGAATGGTCAAATATGAAAAATGTTTACGAGGCATGTCAAAAAGCAAATATTGCTGTCCCGGAAGAAGTTATGGAATTTTTTGAAAACAAAAAACCCAGTATTTACGGTGCAAACGTAGATATAAAATCTGCAACATCTAAATGGAATGAAGATATGCAAGAAGGTTTAGAAGTCGATTTAACAGAATTGCCGGATGGAGTTAGATTTATAAGATTTATAAATTCATGGTAAAACATCGATGTATAAAAATTCTAAATGAGGTGACAAATGCATAAAGAAGTAGGAAAGATAGTCTGCGAATTAAAATCCACAAAAGAAAATCCCCGCAACAGCGAGGGGGCGTTTATAGAACTAAAAAACGGTGACATTTTATTTGTATATACCAAGTTTATAGGAAAAACTCACTGTGATGACGATGTATCATGCATAGCATCCATTGTTTCAAAGGACGGAGGCGAAACATGGTCTGAAAGTAAAGTTTTATTCATGCCCGAAAAAGCAAAAAATATCATGAGCGTATCGCTTTTAAGAATGGATGAAGGAATAGGAATGTTTTACCTTATCAGAAAAGGATGGGGTGATACAAGGCCATGTATAAGAAAGTCGCTTGATGAAAGTAATACCTGGACCGAACCAGAATATTGCACAAAAACAAAAGGATATTATGAAGTCTGCAATGACCGGGTTGTTATGCTGTCAAACGGACGCATAATTATTCCGACTGCATATTTTGGAATCAAAAAGAAATATGACCCGTTTTCTTTTCGCGGAACAATAATATTTTTGATTTCGGATGATGATGGGCATACATGGAGAGAGTCAAAGGAAGTTCTACACATGCCAATTCCAAGGTCGAGGACGGGACTACAGGAGCCCGGCATAGTTGAATTAAAAAATGGCGACTTGTGGGCATGGTTTCGTACAGATATGGGATTTCAATATGAGTCTTTTTCGCGGGATTGTGGGGACACCTGGACTTTGCCGCAACCATCCATATTTACATCATCCGATTCGCCTATGTCAATGAAAAACAATGAAGGATTAATTTATTCCGTATTCAATCCCATGCCGTCACATTTTGGATATAACGCAAAAAGAAACCCATTTATGATGGCTTGGAGCTGGAAGGGTTTAAAATGGAACAAAGTGCTATTGCTTGAGGATACCTTGTCAAATGAGGGATATTCTTATACTGCTATTCACTTTACAGAACATGATATTTTGCTGGCGTACAGCGTGGGAGAAATCAAGAAAGGTTGTCATTCAATTAAAAATTTAAGAATAAGAAAAATATAGGAGGTTAAAATGTCAAAACCAACAAAATACATATCAACAGGTCGTTATGTACTGTATACACTTGAGGCATTTGCTGATTTAGGAGCGGATTATAAAACCATTGATTCATTCTTTGACGGAAGAAATTTATACAGGATTATAAATCACAAGCCGGACGAAAATGGATTTATAGAATGTAAGGAATTTGCGCCATATTATCAGCATTTAGAAATATTTTTTGAAAACAACGAGGATTAAGGAGGATAAGAATGTTACCAAGTAAAGAAAGTTTAGATAAAATTTTAAGACAACTTCAAACCATAATGAGACTTATGGATTGGGATATTGACATTGAAATTGTAAACGACAGGGAAATGGATTCAACTGCAAAGCAAAACGACTATATACCAGGCGGATATAACAGAAGAAACAGATATTACAAAACGGCAACCATTTCAATCAACAAAGACTGGGGCGAAATAAACGAAGAATGGTACATGGTTTTAGTCCATGAAATGCATCATGTTCAAATGGATGAATTTGATTTATTTTTTGATGATTTCGTTTTGCCGAATGTAGATGAAGAAAAGAAAAACGAATCCGAGGCCGGATATAATTTTGAAAAAGAAAAATTGAATTGCAGACTTACGAGGGCATTTATTAATTCTTGTCCAGCAGACAATTTTAAGGAGTTGATGGCAGAATGACGCATTACGCTACATATAGCCGCTCACAAGATTGCTTTAGCGCGAATTGCCCGGAAGCTTTTGTATCCGGGAAGGGATGCCACGTAACCGCCGATGATGGACGCGAATTTATAGATTTTGGTATGGCCTTAAGGTCAATTATCTTGGGTTACTGCTATCCTGCCGTCGACGAAGCAGTAAAGAAAGCCATAGACAAAGGCATAAGTTTTACGCGGTCTAATCCGTACGAGGAGGAATTAAAGGAACTACTAAAAGCAATTATACCTTGCGCAGAAGAAACGAAGTTTGGTAAAAATGGTTCTGATTGCGTTTCTGCGGCTGTAAAACTGGCACGAGCATACACGGGAAATGATATTGTTTTAATTGCAGAAGAATGTCCATTTCACGCGCAACAAAATTGGTTTATAGGGACAACACCTGTATACGGAGGTATACCGTATTGTGAGCATGAATTTATTAAAAAATACAGTTATAACAAACCTAATTTTGGACTTGTGGAAAACCACATACACTTAGACGAGGTTGCCGCCATAATTTTAGACCCATCAACCGTTGATGTTTCCAAAGAAAAGCTTCAATATATTCGCGACCTGTGCGACAAATACGGCATAATAATGATTATTGACGAGGTCATAAGCGGATTCCGGTATTCATTGAACGGCGTACAAGGCTTATATGGTGTAATTCCTGATTTATGTACGCTGGGAAAGGCTATGGGCAACGGCTACAGCATATCGGCGTTGTGCGGCAAGAAAGAACTGTTTGACCTTGGACTGAGAGGCAAAGGAAACGTCTTTCTTCTTTCAGGGACTTATTTTTCTGAAACCACCGGATTAGCAGCTTCAATTGCCACCATAAAAGAACTTATGGAATGGCATGAATTTGACCTTGTGGGCGACAGCATGAAACCTTCAATCATAAGCGCACATGACCGCCTACACGCCACTGGAAACGCAATAATTGCATGGACTAAAGAATACATTAACAATTACGGATTATCTGCCTACGTGTCAATTGGAGGCTATCCGACATGTCCCATGATGAAATGGAACGACCTGCACTTGAAAACTATCTTTGATTGGAAAATGATAGAACAAGGTATACTTATGCCTTACATTGCACCTAGTCTAAGTCACAGCAAAGAAGATATATACCGAACAATTAGCGCAATAGATGACGCAATGGATTATGTAAAGTACGCGTTGACCGGAGATTTGGATAAATTTATAGACGAAAATTGCGGTGGGCACGTACTAAAGCCAGTTTTCAGAAAATCATAAGGAGGCAGCCATGACGCACGATGAAGTTGAAAATATCCTCATTTACCATAACAGACGAGGATTCAAAAATGATTTAAAACTATTATGGGGAAGAATTTCAGACTTAAAACAAAACCAAACTGAAATATCTGCCTTAAATTATTCTGTAGCAATTCCAGCAAATCACAACAACGTATCTACTGTAGAGGTCTATGTTGTACGCAATGCCACAATTACCGAAATGCAGATGGAGGCTAATGAACTTGAAAGATTTATTGATAAGTTAGACTTTACCATAGGCAGATTACCGTTAAACGAAAAAAGCGTCATACTGTCAAGGTATTTTACGCGAGATGGATGTGTCAAGGAATTTAAGAATGTTGCCATAGAGTGCAATTATAGCGAAACATGGTGCAAAGAATTAAATAATGCAGCACTAGAAAGAATCAATAACGACTTAATGGGTTATTCAATAGCGTGGCAAGCTTTAGGTTAGTTTACTTTTACATTACTTTTGCGTTGACAAAACAATATATAATAAGAGAGATGGAATTATCGACATTTGTACGTTCCTCCTTTCTTAGACAAAGGGGGCAGAGATGCCCTCTTTTTTTATGCTCAAAACGGGGTGAAATATGACTGATGCTGAACGGCTTATACTTGAATTTAAAGAGTATTCAGCCAATTTTATTAACATTATAGATAAAGATGGCAATAAAGTATTGTTTAAAATGAATAATATTCAACGCCAAATAAATAATAAAATTGAAGAATTAGAGGCACAAGGAAAACCAGTAAGAATCATTATACTAAAACCAAGACAGCCAGGGGTAAGCACTTTTACACAGGCTAAATTTTTGCACAAGACAGCAACATCATTTAATAAAACCGCTCTTGTTGTTGCACATACCGACAAAAGCACTAATGCTATATTTGGAAAAACCAAATTAATGTATGACAATTTACCTCAAATAGTAAAGCCAATGCGTAAAGCTTCAAACGCGCAGGAGCTTATATTTGACAAGCCAAGCACAGATAAGAGCAATAAAATAGGACTTAACAGTAAATTCAAAATATCTACCGCTGGAGGTTCTGGGATAGGACGTTCCGATACTCACCATTATGTACACCTATCAGAACTGGCTTTTTATGAAGGGGACGCAAAACAGATATTCATAGGAATTATGCAATCTATTCCAAAAACAAAAGACACTTACTGCATAATCGAGTCTACCGCAAATGGATTTAATTTTTTTCACGAAACGTGGGAAAAGGCTTGCAATAACGAAAGTGAATTCGTACCAATGTTTTTTGCGTGGTTTGACCATGAAGAATATCAAATGCCTGTTACAGAAGAAGAACGTAAACAGATAATGTCAAATATGAATGCATATGAAAAAAACATGGTTGAACTATATAATTTACCAGCCGAACGTATAAAGTGGTATCGATGGACACTTGCCAATGACTGTCAAGGCGATACTGATTTGATGAAACAAGAAAATCCTTCCAATCCAGAAGAGGCATTCCTGCATACAGGAAGACCAGTATTTGACAATGACATATTAAATAAACGCCTTGAAGAATTGAAGCTACAGTATAAAGAAAAACTTTATGATACTGGATATATAGACGTTATTGACGGACGCTTTAAATTTATTCCCGATAAGTGTGGAATAGTTAAAATATTCAAACATCCCGAATACGGAACGCCTTATATACTGGCAGATGACCCGGCGGAAGGAATTTCAGACGGTGACTATAGCGCGGCTTCAATGATGCACAATGTAACAGGCGAACAGGTGGCGGCAATAAAAACGCGTATGATGCCTGATTTATTCGCTTACGAACTGTTTAAGTTGGCAACGTACTACAACAAAGCTTTGATAATAACGGAATTTAATAACCACGGCGGAACTGTTATTAGCGCTTTGCAGAACAAGTTTAACTATTATTCCCAATATAAACGGGAAGATTTTGACGAGATTTCAAAGACTAAACAACAAAAATTCGGTTTCAAAACAACTACAGTAACAAGACCTGTCTTGATAGACCGTTGCCGTGCAATAGTTAGAGAACACCCGGAATTGCTAAATGACATTGACACTATAAAAGACATGCTTACGTTTGTGTATAGCGCATCTGGCAAGGAAGAAGCAGAGCAAGGATGCCACGATGATACTGTAATAGCTTATGCATTGCAGCACGAAGCCCGTACCCAACAACGCGCCTATGCAAAAGAACAACCTAAGCCTATTGACGACCAAAAATATGTTCATCCAAGCATATTAATAGATTCAACCAACAATCCACAACTGAAACGATATTATCGAAAGATTTACGGGAGGAAATAAATGGAATACATTGCAAACCCGACAAAGGGTGTTAAAGACGTGCCCAAAAGACCAGAGGCAGAAAAACCAACATTGCTGAACATGTCCAAGGATGAACTGATGGAGTTTTCCGCAGCAAGATTAATCGGACTGATGGCAACATTTGACGAGAATCTTTACAAGAAAGACAACGCTTATCAGAATACTTTCAACATTCAATTTATGTGGGGCATGGCAGCTTATGCAATGCTTGGTTTCAGGGACGTTAAATTCCCAATAGAGAAATTCCTTGAAGAATACGGAAAGTCAATCGAACGTGTACAGGTAAAGAAACGAATACTGGGGTGATGTTATGAAAAACCCTATTAAATCCCTTGCAGAATGGGGGAAGTCTAAAGTGGAAAAAGTAAAAGACTACATAGAAGAAGTCAAGGACATGGATAAAATGACCCGTGAAGCTACGGAGTTGATGGATGAATATCTTTATGCGGAAAAAGAAAAACAACCTTGGAATGACAAATTTGACCGCGAAGAAAAGATATACGTCGGAAACAGGGCTTTTGGAAATACACGGGAAGACCATGCAACAGATGATGCGAGAACGCCGATAAGAATATCACAGTCCATTATTGAAGCGCAAATTGACCTTAATATACCGGAAGCCGTGTTTAAACCTATTTCACAAGATGATGAAATGTCAGTCAAGAAACTTCAAGCTGAAGCTGACTATGCAATAAGAAACAGTGACCTTGATGAGGTTAATTCATCTGCCGAAAGGGTAGTCAAGAAACACGGTATTACTTGTTATAAAGTCTTGTGGGATAGAAGTTATCAAGGTCCTGGATTTACCGGCAGACCCGAAATAATAGAGGTTCATCCCAAAAACATATTGTGGGCGTCAGGTACAGTAGACAAAAACAAATGTCGTTGCATGTACCATGTTGAAAACGTTACCTTGCAGGAATGCATCAAAAAATATAAGAACATAGCCAAAAAATTACCAGATTACGGTTTGTGCGCCGACATAAAGTATGACACAGTAGGAACTGGTAACGGTTCGTCTGTCAATAACACAAACGACGTAAACGCTTTGGCTGATTTGTTCACTACTCAAAAAAACAATCCCATGACCAAATATGCCATTATAGAAAAATGGTATCTTGATGATGACGATGAACTTTGTTTGACAGTATTCAGCGACAAACTTATTCTTGATAAAATACCAAAGTTCTACCACAGAAGAAAATTTGATTCACAAAAAGATGAATTTGAACTTGATGAAGAAGGAAATAAGAAACTCTTAGACACTTTTACACTTGAAGAAGATTATGTGTCAGAAGTAGATGAACAGGACATTGAAGGAAATAAGGTAAAAGTACCACAAGTCAGAGTACCAAAAGGAACTGAGGTACCTTATTATTACCCAAAAGGCCCGAAGTCTATTCCGATAGTTATCCAAAATAACATTCCACGGTCAAAGTCTATGGTTGGAATTTCAGATATTGAAAGAACGGCAGACTTTGAGGAAACTTTGAAAAAAATGATATACAAGCATGAAGAAAAGATTCTAAAAGGAACTACCAAAGTCTTATATAACAAAAACATGGAAGAAGAAGCTGCCGGAATGCTTGATAACGACGATTTGACCGTAATAGGTGTAAATGATGTTAAAAACTTTTTGTCCGTAGACTTTAAAGATAATGGCCGTGAAGCTTTAGAATTCTATTCGTTTATCAGTGACCAGTTACAATACATGATAGGAATAACGTCCGTGTGGCAAGGCATAAACAAAGGAGAATCTCAATCTGGTAAAATGACGGATTCGCTTATCAACCAGACGGCGGAAAAAATCGGTATCAAGGCAAACGAAAAGAATATTGCCTATAAGCGCATATATCAGCTTTTGTGTGACTTTATACTGTGCTTTTCAGATGGTGACAGACCTTATCGGATAGATTCAAAATTTCAGCCTGAATACGGTACGTTCAACAAGCTAGACATGGTCAGAATGGACAAAAATAATCCGGTTTGGGTTGGTTGGGATATTGAAATTTCAGCTGAACCTGCAATGAACAAAAACAGGGAAGCTTTGATTCAGCAAATTACTGAACTTGCGAACGGCGGGTACTTGGAACCTACACCAAGAAATTTGTTGGTCTGGAAACTTTTGGACAAAATGAATTTTCCTAACTCTGCTAGTATACTGGAAACTTTGCAAGAACAAGTTGACCAACAGATTCAGATGGAACAGCAACAGATGCAGCAGCAACAAATAGCTGAGCAGCAAGTACAAGGCAGCCCAACGGGAAAACTTTTAAATTCAATAGCACAAAAAATAGGAGGGGCAAATGCTATCTGATAAAACGTGTCTTATAATCGGCGGAACCGGCACGGTGGGTGAGGCTTTAATAGAACAACTTATCAAAACAGATATTCACGCAATAAGAGTATACGCACGGGACGAATATAGGTTTTTCCTTCTTAAACAGAAATACGGAGAAAATTCTAAGTTGAGATACTTTATCGGTGACATAAGGGATAAAAGCAGATTAAACTTAGCTTTTACAAACTGCGATATCGTAATAAATTGCGCCGCGCTTAAACATATTTATTACTGCGAAGAATCCCCGTTCGAAGCTCTTAACACAAATGTCGTAGGCGTTCAAAATGCGTTGGAATGCGCCATAGAACACAATATCGAAACTTTTATACAAATATCTACAGATAAAGTTGTAAACCCGTGCAACATGTACGCCTACACAAAAGCACTCGCTGAAGGCTTGGTGCTTAATGCCGAAAAATGGCAAGGGAATAACCGCACAAAATTTGTAGTTGTCAGAAGTGGCAACGTAAAAGCGTCAAGCGGAAGCGTGATTGAGATATGGAAAGACCAGCAAAAAAAAGGAATCCCATTGACAGTAACAGACCTAAATTGTGAGCGTTATATGGCGAGCAAGGAAGGAATAGCAAAAGCTATTATTCAAACTATCACATATGGCCTTGACGGGCTTGTGGTACTCAATATGCCATGCTATAAGGTATCGGATATGTTGAAGGAATTTGAAGGCTGCAAAGTCAATATAACAGGCTTGGCGAAGGGCGAAAAATTAAAAGAAGAACTATGGCGAGAGGGTGAGATATTTACGAAGTTGGAGGTGGTTTAAATGCCGTTAATGAAAGGTTCGTCTCAAAAAGTAATTAGCAAAAACATAAGTGAACTTGTGGGTACTTACAAAAGTACAGGCAAAATCGGAACATCAAAACCTGCAAACAAGAAAAAGGCAATAAAACAAAGTGTTGCAATCGCTTACAGTAAGGCTAAGGGGAAGTGATTTTATGTTAAGAAATTGCGGAACTTTCATTCAAGGTGGTGGAGGTGCAAAAGACCGGGGGTTGACAAAAATTCACACTAACCCTGGAAGCGCAAAGTATATTCGCGAAATGATTGCGTCTCAGCAAGGCGAAAAACCGTCAAGAACAGTCAGCGAAGCAGAAGAAGAAATTCAATTTAATAGAATATGGAACGCAGATTACAGGAAGTTAAGGAGGTGATACATATGAAAGCAATGCCTAACAAAGCAACTTACTCTTTCGGAAACGCAGGAAGCGAAAAGACACCAAGGATTCAGAAAAATCAGACTGGCTCTGATTTGAGAAGCAAGCCCTGCCAGAATGCAGGAAAAGGAAAGCAGGATTAATTTAAACCGTGAGAATCGGGCGAAAAACTCATTATGGAGGCAATTATGTTATTTAAATATTATCCTATCCCGTTGATGGATGAAATTGACGCAAGCGGCGGAGCCGCAAGTGTAGAAGTCACTACACAAAACACGGAACCAGAAGGTACACAGGCGCAATCTTCGGGAACAGCCGACCCGATACCAGACGGAAATAAACCTGATGCAGCATGGGCTGAGATGAGAAGGAAGGCCAAACTTGCAGACGACCTTTTGAAAGAAAACGAAGGATACAAGTCCAAGTTTGAAAAAATCAACAAAAAAGCATTGCCTGAAGGATACAAGTCAGTGGATGAGTATCTTGAATACCTTGACGGTCTTGACGAAGTTCCTTTTACGCCAGAACCGGAAAAACCAGCTATAGATGAAAACAAAATCATTGATGCGATTTTAAAAAAGGTTACTGACCTTCCTGTGATTAAATCCGTTCAAAAAGAAAGGCAGGATAGATTTCTTGTCAATTCTTTTTCAGAAGCACAGAAAGCGTTTACGGATATTAAAAAACCAGAAGATATACCTTTGGACGTCTGGAATGCATGGGATGAAGGAAAAAGCAATCGAACTTTGTTGAGTCATTTGAAAGAATACCGTTACGATATGGACATTGAAAACGCCCGTAAAACAGGCGCAAATCAAGCCAAGGCAACGGTAATGAGTACAGCACATACAGCGCAGGTAAACGGTGCAAACGCGGCGTCGGAATACGACAACGTAACAGTTCCGGATGAAGTAAGAAAAAATCTTGAGCGGGTGGGTATTAAAGACCCATTAAAGCAAAAGATGGCATACGCAAAACATGGACTAAAAAGATAGCGGGGGTTTGCCTCCGTTATTTTATCGGGAGGCGATTTTATGGGATTTGAATTTGCAAAATTTATAAAGGGCGAAGGAAACAGTGTTTACACCGAAAAAAGACTTCCTGCTCTTAGCGGATATGCATTATATGATAATCAGGCTTTAAAAGTAACGGGCGGTGCCTTGTGCTTTGCAGACAGCGCTGACACAGTATATGCCATATCTAAAGTTTCAGCCGCATCTTCGGTGGTGACGGCATCTTATTATCCAACAGTAATACCTGTCAATGACAACCAGGTATGGAAAGCAACAATAGGTTCAGCGGTAACGGCAGCTACGGTAGCGGGGAGCAAGTTAAACATTGCAACATCGACTACTGGAACAGGCGTTGCGGCTGACACAGCAGCTACGGGGCTATTGGTTTACAAGGTTGCAACTGCGGATTCTCCGACCAGTTCAATCTATGTAATCTTTGCTCCACAGATATAAGGAGGTGACAGGATATGATTAATTACACAGCTACAGAATTCAATAAGCTCGTAGGCAATTATGATACGGCGGTTATGCAATTCATGGAAGATATTGGAGCTGCAAAAGCCGACCAAGGAATTATAAATGAACTGTTTAACAGGCAGGACATAGACGAACCGGCAGTATCTATCTTGGGAACAAACGCCAGAAGCGACCTTAAACAAATGCACGGTACTAGAAACTATTCAGATGTAAACGAATATTTTGCAAAGAATATTGAATTCACTGAATTTTCAGACACAGCATCATTCGGCAGAAAGTTTCTCGACGACAACAAACTTATGTCTGTTACAGGAGCCGGAAAATCATTGATGGAAGCAGCCTATAGAACACAGGAAAATTTTGCAGCGCAGGTGTTTGTAAATGCAGACCAGACTTCATTTACCAAAGGCGGCGATACATACACTTGGACGCTTTCAGCAGACGCCGTACCGTTTGTTTACGATACTCATGTAAGCAAAACAGGCAACATTACAACCAACCTCGACAACAAAACAACCAGTCAGTTGGATGGTGGAAATCTTGATACTGCAATCGTTACAATATCCAACTTTACAGATGACAACGGCAATGATGGAAGTTATTTCGGCGACACTTTGTTGGTTGGAATGGATAACGCCAAGACAGCATTGGAACTCGCAAACAGCGATAAGAAACCTGCGGTTGCCAACAATGAGTACAACGTATATCAAGGCATGTTTAAAGTAATTGTTTGGAAAAAGCTAAAGAAACAGTCTGGAAAATCATATGCTCCGTGGCATTGGATTGATTCGGTTGCATGCAAGGAAAATTTGTATTTTCTCGACAGAATAAAACCAGAAACCATGAGTCACAGCAATTTTGAAACACTTTCATGGTCAATAGGTGTTTATTGCAGATTTGCAATAGGAATTTATGACTGGAAATTCCTGGTAGGCAATATTCCGGCTTAAAATTTGTGGGCGGTTCATCCGCCCTTTTATAAAGGTAGGTGAATAATAATGGGTACTGAAACAACAAGAGTATCTTCGTATTTTAGAAGCGAAGGATTGCTTGATTCTGCCGGAACTGCATACCCTACAGCGTCAGCAGTAAATAACCTTGTATCCGGTTTGACAACGTCTGTAGCAGCGTCAGCATTGGTTAACTTGGTTTCCGGCTTGGTTACAGGAGTAAATGCATCATCTTTGAATAACTTGGTGTCAGGACTAACTACGTCAGTTAACGCTTCGTCATTAATAAATTTGGTGTCGGGGCTGACAACTTCCGTGAACGCATCGTCATTGGTTAATCTTGTGTCAGGACTTACAACTTCCGTAAATGCGTCTTCCTTAAACTATTCCATAAGTGGATTAACAGTGTCAGCTGGACAGATAAACTACTCAACAGGCTATCCAGCATCGGCAGCTTATGCAGTTTCAGCTTCGACAGCAGCCAACGCTACAACAGCAGTTACGGCCCAAGGGGCTACAACGGCAGTAAACGCAGTATCAGCATTGTACGCGGTATCTGCTTCAACTGCGGCAAATGCGACTACAGCGGCCACGGCAGCAGCCGCAACGACAGCTTTAGCGGCGGCGAGTGCGAGTTACGCAGCAAGCGCAGGAACTTTGTCAGGTGTAACGGCTACAGCAGGTAGAATCAATGCATTGATGTATTCAACGGCAGCGCACAAGTCAGTGTATGGTTCTACAGCAATAACCGCTTCTGCTACGATAGGCGTAACAGCATTAGGACTAACAACATTGGCAGCATTTGTGTATACCAAAACAGTGTCTTGTATTAGCTACATGACATTTGCGACAACCGGCGTTGTTATAAGTCTTATGTCAGGAACCACTGCGGCGACAGGTTCAATATACTTCATGGCAGTAAACGATTAGGCGGCTTAAAAACCGCCTTTTTCTTTTGGAGGAATTATGTTTTCTATCGATTTATCGCGGGTTAAAGGCGATACAACTAATATGCTTTTATCCAATATATCCGAACAACTAGCGGAACTGCTTCAAAAGCCGCAAGAAGCTAAAGAAGTTAAAACGGAAGTTAATAAAGATTCAGTAAAATGTCCTAAATGTGGTAAAGAATTTGAAAAATACCGTCAATTGCAAGGACATCTCATTAAATGCAAGGGGGCTTGATTTTATGTCTCAATTAATCAGAGAAGAAGGTTACAAGATTGGAAACGTTACGTCTATGACTGTTTCTACGGTGGCAACAACATTTCCATATAACGGTACGTTTCATTTGCACAATGCAGGTACAGGTGTAATATATATGGGAGACGCTTCGACGTTAGGTTCTGGTACTGGAAGTTGGATTATTGCTACTTCTGAAAAATTAGGGCCTGTCAATTTAAATACAAGCAGTTACTTTCTTGCAAGCGCAGCACAAATACTTAACTTTTTCCAATACATCTATTAAGGGTGTGATTTTATGGCTATTAGACATACTTTTAATCAAATACAGACAAATACGTTAATGGGAAATGGAGGAATAAACTTTTTGCAAGAATATTCCGTTATCACTATTACTTATAATAATATTGTAACAAACAACAGTAATTTTACTGCTACCACGGGATGGTTGGGTGTAAATTCTGTATTGTCTGTATCTTCTGGTAAACTATTAGTAACGAGCAATGGGACTTCTTCAAGTGCATATGGATTTTTTAGCAATGCTACTGCGTATTTACTTGGCAAGATGATATACATAAGGCTAAAGTTTAACATGACAAACGCTGTATGCTCAAGTGTAAGCATAAGAGCGTCTGCAAGCGGAATGACAGCTCAAACAGGAGTATTACAATTAACTCCAAACAATGGAGAAGTATATACAAAATCAGCAATATTGACACTTGTTGCCGGTGGAAGCGGAAATGTAACAATACAAGCATTTCATTCATACGCAGATGCGGCTACGGCAAACAATAAAGTGCTAGAAATAACTGAAATAATGGCTGTTGACATGACCACAGATGGACTTACATCATATTCACAAGCACAAATGGATGCATTGGCATTTAAAACATAAGGAAGTGATAAAATGGGAATAAATTTTTCAACTCCATCTTCTGAAACCATAACTGAAAATGATTCCAGCACATATGTTATAGACTTAACGCAATACGGCATAACAGAAGGGCTGCCTTCGAAAACAACAGAAACAATAGACGGTTCAGAAGTGACTTGTTATTCCGATGTGTCCTATACAAACGCTCACAACAATGTACTTGGTATTTATGCAGCTATAGAACAAGCAGTAACCGATGGATATAGAAACATAGTCATGCCGTGTTCGACTTATTCTGTGTGTTATAGCAAAATTTCAAATAACGATTACGAAAATTCTATTGTAATAAAATACGATAATATTACTTTTAATGGTAACGGGTCTACGTTTAAAGTCATATACGATTCAGCAAAACGTTCTCCATATGACAAAAAATACTCTGGCGGAGCATGGATTACTAATGATGCCGCTATATATGCATTTACAAGTAATTTTATGGTTGTTCGGGATTGTAATCATGTTAAAGTAAATAACTGTATTGTCATAGGAGATAAAGCTGATAGGGACTTTACAATAGATGCAGAGTGTGCAGTAGAAGGAAGTTACGGAATTTGTGTTGGCGGGAATTGTTTTGACATAGACGTCGAGCATAATGATGTGAGCTTTTTTATGGGTGATGGTTTTACTAACTCGACATCTGTAAATAATGCAATAATAGCCTATGGTTATACAATGGGTTTTCAACTCGGTACGATAAATTCAAGCGGAGATTTTGCATCTTCAACAACATATTGTGTAAGTAATTATGTCAACACAAGCGCGGTTTCAAATTATTTTATACAGGGATACGGAACAACTCAAGGAATGACAGACTTAACAAATAAGAAATACACAGTTCATTGCTATACGAGTAGCGATTATATATGCACTTTAGGAGAAATATTTGTCCTTAGAGGATTTACAACGCCAGCTTCCACTACAAGAATAAGAACAGTAGTTGAAGAAAGTTCGGTTAATGTTGATGGTTGGCACATGATGTTTAAAAGCGGTATGTATGGAGAGTTTATTAAATACCGCAAAAACAAAATACACCACAATCACAGAGGCGGAATGACAATTGGCGTAAACGATATGGTTATTTCTGAAAATTGGTTTTACAACAACGGAGAATCATATGATTACGAATATTCAAAACCTGGATTTGGTCCGGGACCAAGCACTCCTTCATCTACACGTTATCATATTAACATGGAGGATAGCCAAGGATTTAATATAACCATAGAAAAAAATTTCTTTGAAAATGGATATTTAGGGGTTGCTATAAGAGGATGGAATTGCGTGATAAACAACAATGTATTTAAAAACGAAACAATTTCGTTTTATAGATTAAGATATTTGGAATTCAAAAACAACTATCTTGACAACTCCAATCTATATGCGTTTGAATATAGTTCTAGCGAATTGACAAGAAACTGGGATATAGATGGCAATACAATAGATGGAACAGTCGACATAGAAGGGACAGCAATTATAAAGTCCTTTAGAAACAACATAATAAGGGGCAGAACAATTATAGATTGCCTTGTAAGGAATTTTTACGGAAACACATTTGAAGTCAATAAAGATACCGGATTCAATACATTTTTTACATTTAGTGCAATTCCACTAATAGAAAAATGCAATTTTATTAAAGGCAGTACTAATTTAGCAAGCAATACAATAAGTTTTCAAAACGCCCTTTTAAAAGAATGTACCTTTGAAAGACTTAAAGTAGGAGCAACAAACACAAAATTAAAAACATGCACTATAACAGACTGTAGTTTTAATATAGGAACTGGATATTTTAAGATTTTAGACAACAGTAGTGCTGTACATAGCTCGTATACGCTGCAAAATTATTATCCAGCTACGCCAAACAATAACTCATTTATTATTGTAACTCCATTTACAGCAGTAGCATCTATAACTATAAAGGACAGCACAATACTTTCACTATCAAGCAGTTATATATTTGATAATGCTAATTCAAATACACAAAAAAACGGTGCATCTATATGGATAGAAGACAGCACGATAGAAAAGCAGGACTACAATACTCTGGGATTCAATTATTGTAGCGGTCAAATGGATTGGATACGTTCTGCCTTTACGTGCGAAGTAACAGCGGCAACTTTTACACCTGCAACATCATTAACACACAGATTTGCGGAATGTACATTTACAAATTTAACAGTGAGCGCTGCGACTTCTGATGTGTACTACAGCAGGGCGGATTTGAGCATTTTGTAAAATATTTTAAAAATCATTGCGGATTCGCATTACATGTGATATATTATATATACTTTAGGAGGGTATAATATGTCAAAATGTAAAAATTGTTTACATAAGCATTTGGCGGAAGCGAATAACCTTGTTTATAAAAGTTGCAATAAGGCCAATCGTTTAATAACAACCGGTGATTTGCCTTTTTTTACTCCAAAATGGTGCGAAATAAAGAAAGAGAGGTCTATATGGAAGCGTTTTCTGTTTTCAGCAAAGACAGTGAAACGGTGAACAAAAGTACGTCTGGCGGTGCGTTTACAGAGTTTTCAAAGGAAATTATAATTAACGGTGGTGTGGTTTTTGGAGTAACTCTTGATGAAAATTTACGTGCCAGACATATTTGCATTGATAATGAAAATGATATTTACAAGATAAGAGGTTCGAAGTACATACAAAGTAATGTTGGTCATAGTTACAAAGAGGCAGTAGAATATGCAAAAACGCGAAAAGTATTATTTTCAGGTACGCCATGCCAGATAGCCGCACTTAATAAATTTGTATCAGATGACATCAGAAACAATATTTTAACTTGTGAAGTAATTTGTTTAGGCGTGGTTTCTCAAAAATTTTATGACAAATATCTTGATTATATATCAAGTGGAAAAGAAATTAAAAGCATAAGTTTTAGAAGTAAAAGAATAGGGTGGGAAAGCTTTGGGATTGAAATAAAATTCAAAGACGGAACAGAGTATTTTTCTATAGCAAGAAAAGACCCGTTTTTTATAGGATTTTTTAGGAAGGTTAATATAAGGCCAAGTTGTTTTGAATGCAAATTTGCAAAATTTCCAAGACAGGCAGATATAACAATGGGAGATTATTGGGGAGTACCGGATTATTTGAAGAACAAAAACGGAACCTCCGTTGTGTTTTGTAACTCACAAAGTGGATTGGATTTTTTAAAAAGCATTAAAAACTTAAGCATTGCTCCGACAACTTTTGAAGATGCAACAAAAGCAAACCCAAGAATGTTATCGGGCATAAATAAAAATGAATGCATGCATAAAGAGTTCAATAAAGATTTTGACTCAGAAGGTTTTAGATATGTTTTAAAGAAATATCTTAAACCACATATAACAGAAGATACTTTGTGGTTTAAATTTAAACAGATACTAAAAAGAATACTGCCAAATGTTTATAAAAAATATAAAATGTCTCGCTGAAAGGCGAGTTTTTTATTGGAGGTGATACCATGTCATATACAATGGGCGATATTCGCAACATGACAACAGAACTTTTAAACGAATATCAGACTGTAACTGCGCTTATAGATGTTTCTGTTTTAAATAGAATAGATAAAAGTATAAATTCTAAATACATGGAACTTGCCACTAAAGACAAAATAGCCTCCAGCGTATCCATAGCGCAATTCCCTGTAGAAAATATGCTTGGCGAAATATTTTCGTATGATACTCACGATTTGACTTCGGTTGGATATGTTGGTGCAAGTTCCTACGCCTACTACTACGAATGCAACGGCGCACATTCCATGGACATACTCGAAGGTTCCAGTGTTTCAACCATGACGACACTTTCGACGGTCACGGTAACAGCAGTTTCAACCTTTGTTGCATACAAAAACTTTGTCACAGCTACTGTATCGTCCGACTATATCAAGCTGAACTTTTATGGCACGGGAGTCTATCAGATACGAAATGTTGCAATGTATCCTTATCCTTTTAATTATTCCACTGCGGAAATTCCTGCATTTACGCCATATTGTTCCTATACCATTCCGACAGACTACGATGATGTAGACCAGGTAAGATACAGAAACGGCGCGAAATATGATAAGTTCACAGATTACAGAATAGAGGACGGAAAGCTTTTGATACCGCGTGGATATTCTGCGGAATTCTTCTTTGACCATTATATTATTCCGGCAGCTTTGACCACGGCAACAAATACTTTCCTTATAAAAGACAGAACAGCTTTGATGATACCTTATGGAGTGGCCGGGGATATTTTAATAGGAAATGGCATTAATGTTGGTCAAGGTCAAACGTTTATTACGGAATACGAGAAAAAAAGAGATTCAATAGATACTTCCAAGGAATATGGAAAACAAATTATATCAAATACGCGCAAATGGTAAGGCGGTGATAATATGGCTGATATAAGAACTTTAGAATTAAAAGATTTTACAGGAGGTCTTAATACTGTAGATGAAGAGCCGGACGTACTGGATAATCAAGCAGTAACTTTTCAAAACGTTATTCCCATTGAAAACGGCGGGTTAAAACCACGTTATGGGTATACAAAATATTTTTCCACTTCTTTAAGTTCAGCTTTAAGCACATCAGCACGCATAAATGGCTTGTTTGTATATAATCAATCAACTACAAGCACGTTTTTGATTCATCTTGGAACAAAATTATATAAAGATAATAGCGGAACAAGCACAACGCTTTTATTCTCAGGGCTTGCTTCCTCTAAAACCCGTGGCATTGAAATGAACGGTTATATATACATGTTGGATGGTTCTGGTTATATTGAGTACAACGGCGCGACAGCTTCCACGGTATCAGGGTATATTCCGACATACTATGCAGACAAAAACCCGGATGGCACCGGCGGAGGGCAAATTGACGAACTAAACTATATTCAATCTGCATTTAAAGAAACCTTTTCAGGCAACGCTACGTCCACGACGTTCTACATGTCATTTGGGAGTCTTACAACTGGGGATAACATAGTAATAGTAGACAATGTTACTTTGACCTCTGGTGCGGCTACAGCAGGTTTTAGCGCGAATTATGCAAGCGGATACTTTACATTGACTACTGCGGCGACTTCCGGCGTAGGAAATGTCGAGATAACCGCCGCAAAACCTGTTTTGAGTGCGACGTGTATTACAAATTGTGCTATCTGTCATACCCACGGTGAAGGGAACGACACTAATGTTTACTTAAGCAAAAATCCATCATTTCCTGCGCGTGTATGGTGGAGTGATACTGTTAGGGGCCCAGTTTATTATCCAGCAACTTCATATGCTGATGTTGGTGTAACAAACGACAAGATGATGGGAATGCTTTCTGATGGCAATACACTTTTGCTTATGAAATACAGGTCAATTCACGGAATGGTAGGTACGCCACCAAATCAGTCTATATTTGAAATATATAAAAGCGAAGGATTGATTGCTTCTGATTCCGCGCAATTGGTTGAAGGTTTGCCGACATTTTATAGTCAAAAGGGCATAGTACAGCTTCTGCCACGTGACAACTATTACGAGCTTGTATTGATTAGCAGGGATGTAAACGACCAAATAGGAGTCGTGGGAGATGTTTTTCCTCAGACGACTTATACAGAAGCGCAAACAGACATTATTTCAAGTTGTGTCTGGAATAGCAAATATCATCTAGTGTTGTCTAGTACGTTTTTTATATATGACCCAAGTTTAAAACAAATCAATGGAAAGAAAATAATATACCCGTGGATGTATTGGAATTCTTTTACTGGTGCCAGAACATTGATTTACAAAGATGGATATTTGTACTTCGATAAATTTTACGGTAGCAATGTATCAAATATTTTTAAACTATCTCCAGGTGCCTATGACGACGACGGAACAGCCATCAGTACGGATTATAAATCTAAAATATTCACGCCCGACAGTCAGTACATAAAGAATTTTAATTATTTGTGGATAGATTTTGCGGCTTATCAAGGCTATTATTTTCCGATTATTAACATTTACTTTACAATAAATGATGTTACTGTCAGTAAGTCATATGACTTGACCGACTACAATTATAGCAAGGATTCATATGGTTTAAGAGTTCCTATTAAACTTAATGGAAAATCAATACAATACAGAATTACTGCAAGCATTTCAACTTCTAATGTCGGGTATTCAATATCAAACGTAAAGCTTGATTACATAAAAAACAGAATGTGTACATAAAGCTATATAGGCGGTTAATCACTTTGTGGTGTTTAATATTTATTCTTGAAAAAAATAATATAAAGGGTGATTCTATGAACAGAACGGACAATTACATAAGGCCAAGAGGGTATTATGACAATCAAGGCAATCTTTTAAATGTTAAGTTCAGTTCAATAAATGATGCTTTGTCGGGCGTGACGGCAAGTGCCGTACAAATAAATCAATTAACAAACCCCATTATGTTCAGTCATATAGGAGGGCTATTGATACAGACGATAAATAAAACGGGTGCGACATCCATTTACGGAACTGTAGTTGATGTAGCTACAGGAATGGATAACGCAGTTTCATTATCTCCTGCGAGCGGTCAAACGCCAATAGGTGTAATGTATTCGTCGTCTATATCGAATCTTGCTACGTGTTGGATTGTTATTTCCGGGAAAGCTGATATTTTACTGGCAACAGGAATTACAGCAAGTGCTGGTGATTGGCTTGGTGTTTCCACAGTAGCCGGATATGCCAGCGCCTCAAACTCTCCTCCTGTTGACGCAAGACACGATTATGAAATAGGTCATTGCATAAAAGCAGCATCAGCAGGTGGGCTTACAAGAGGTATAATACATTTTAGGTAAGAAGGTGATTTTTATGATAAGCGCGGCGGTAGTTTCCACTTTAACTTTAACATTGTCAGTAACAAATCCTTGGACAGCGTTTAATTGATTATAATAAATTAAATTTCTTGCAATTAATAATTAAATATTATAATATTATCCATAGAGGAAATTGTATGAAAAAGCTATTGATAATATTGTTAATATTTTGGATACCACTTCAAGCTTATTCGGCAGATTATACGGGATACATAGCAAACGGAAACGAATATATAAAGGTTGACATATATAATTGTGGCTCTTATTGTGTATACATGCAGACAGATACCGAAAAGCAGTTGATTACTTATGATGCGTTAAAGGATGCATTTGAAAGCATTCCATTGAAATTAAAAGAAGGAATTCAGTGCCTTGTAGTTGTAGACTTTGAATCTCCAAGGGAACGAAAAGAAATCGACATATTTTCTGAATATTACAAGAATAACATATTTTACTATAGGAATGATAATTTTTCAATAAGGTCTATATTGTATATAGACGAGAGCGGAAAAACTAAGTACTATATCATAAAATTCAAAGACGCTTTGGTAAAATATACTTACCACGAAGTAGCGCATCATTACGATTCATTGAATAATATTTCATCTACAGAAGAATGGCATAAAGCTGTAGATGTAAGCAAAGTAAGATTATCAGCATTAATCGAATTGAATTACGCAGAGGAATTCGCAGAATCAGTTGATAGATACTATCTTGACCCGGACTTTTTAAAAAAGAAATGCCCAGAACGATATAAATTTATGAATAAATTATTGGAGTAATTATATATGAAAACAAAAATGTTAAGCATATGTATTTTGGTATCAGCAATTTTAATAAGTTTATCTATTGCTTTTAGTGCGGCTTTTAACTTTTTGGCAGGCGCATATGACAGATATGATTTTTATGTTGATGGTTCCAGACACACGGTTTATACTTTTGATAAGTATACAGGAGAATATGCAAAAAATATTGTACCAAATAATTTTTCTGGCAATTTAAACAATATGAGGTAAATATGTTGGACGCAATGTTGATTATGTTAAAATTTTTGCTTTATATAACAATCGCTGGAATACCTGTAGTTGCGGTTGTTATTTTAATTAAAAACAACGTTAAATTTAAACCTGTTACAATAGAAATATTAAAGGCAATCGGCGGCGTTATATTTATTGCTCTGCTGATTTATTTATCAATTAAAGGGTGATTAAATGATTATGGTAGGAGCGGGAGGGGCGTCAATTGACGCTCTTTCTTTTTTGAGTCATGAAGAAGTGTATTTTTATGATGACAACAAAACTGGACTTTTCCAGGGATATAAAATATTAGGCACAACAGACGACTTATGCCGAATGCAAACAGATGATACAATCTATCTGGCGATTGGTTCGGTGGGTGACAACCGGGTTCGCAACCGGATATATAAAAAACTTACAGAAGCGGGTTTGAAAATAGACCCGCTTTTATTATGTCAATTTATTAGCCGGAATGCAAAAATCGGTAATAATGTACTAGCAAATGTCGGAAGTCAAATACATCACGACTGCATTATTGGCGATAATTGCGTTATCAGTCCGGGTGTTATTTTATGCGGAAACGTGACACTTGAACAGAATGTTTTTGTTGGTGCGGGTGCGGTAATAATTCAAGGCATTACAGTTGGAGAAAACGCAGTAATGGGTATGGGTTCAGTTGTATTAAAGGACGTTCCGCCCAATGCTGTAATGGTGGGAAACCCCGCCCGCTTTACTAAATGGAATACATAAAAAGGATGTGGTTATATGGCAACTTATACTATTAAAAGTGGTGATACTTTAGGCGCAATTGCAAAAAAGAACAATACTACTGTTGATGCTTTAATGAAAGCAAATCCAAGCATAACAGACCCAAATAAAATATACGCAGGAAAAGGTCTTGCGATTCCAACAACCACAACCCCTGTTAAGACAACTACTCCGACTGTAACCACAACACCTAAAGCAACAACCGTAACACCTGTTAAAACAACAACAATATCTCCTGTTGTAAAAGCAGTCAGCGCCGTAACGAATTCTGTTAAACCCAGTACAACACCCGTAACACCAACTACGGGAACAATTGGAGCGGCTGGAGCGGCAAAATCAGGAACTACTGCTGGAACTGTTACAAATCAACCTGTAAGCACTGGCACAGCAGCCGTTGATTCAACTATTCAAGGATACAAAGACCAGTATGCCGCAGCACAGGCAAAAGGCGATAATTTAGGCATGTTGCAAGCAGCAGAAGCGGCAGACAAGTATAGAGTGTCTCAAGGTCAACCAGCGACTAACGCCGCGCAAATTGAAAGACTAAAAAGCCAATTAACCCCTGAACAGCAGTTAAAATACACTTCTGGTCAGCAAGGAGATTTAACCAACAAGATATTGAATTTCGATGAAACCTATACAGAAGATACAAGTAAAGAAGAATTTATGTCTGAAATCACTGGCTACATAAACAGTCTTTTAAAGCAACAGTCAGACCAAGCGGCGGCGAATACTGCCAAGTCCAGAAACACCTTATTGACTGATGCAGACATAGCCAAAACAGAACTAGACGATACGTTCAACCAACAGCTACAAGAACTAGCAGCGCAGGCTGATAAAATAAGGGCGGCTTATACCACAAGCAAAGCCAATATAGAGACTGAAAAAAACAAGAATTTGCCCACGTTTGATACTACAATGAATCAACAGGATATTCTATCTCAGCGTCAATCAAAACAGATAGGCGAAGAATTCGCACAAAGAGGGCTTCAAGCAGGAGGACAGGTTACGTCCGAACTTGGCCAGAATGCACAGACTAATTTAACAGAAGTAGGAAAAATCGCAGGACAAAAACAGAATTATATAGCCGACGTAGCCAATGATTTGGCAGCACTGGAAACTGAACAAGCCACAGGTTTAGCAGATACGGCAAGAATGCAGTCTACAGCGGCACAAAACTTATCTAGTGGAAAAGCGTCTATAATCAAAAAAGTTAACGCGGCGTTATCCAATCTTTCTATAGATGAAACAACTTTATTGAACAGTCTGGCAGAACAAAGAACGCAGATGCTTTACAATGCAAGTCAGGAATACCGCGATTTAAGCAAACAGGAAAAAGACGACGCTTTCAATAGAATGCTTCAGCAAGCCGGCGTGGCGGCTGATTCAGTCAACACAATTCGCCAATTGATAGACGATAAGAATGAGGCGGATATGGCGGCTTTGGAGTACAAAATAAAAGAATTGGAGCTTCAAAATCTTTCAAAGACCCAAAAACTTGAACTTGAAAAGCTTAAACAGGATATCAAACAAGGAAACGCGTCCATTTCTCAAAACTGGGCGCAATTGAAGCTTCAACAGGATAAATTCAAGTTTGACAAGGAACAGGAATTGAATGCAAAACAGCGTGAACAATACAACAATTACATTGATATGGTTGACACAAGTTCGTTTATTTCCAAGGATGCTGATGGAGTAACGCAAGTTAACGACAAAACAGGATTAAGGAATTATATCATTGGTCTTAATCTTGATGATGATGTCACTGACTCCCTGTTGCTAAGATATGGTTTGCCTACAAATTAAGGCGGTGATAATATGAGCAAGTACGACAAGGAACGCGAGGCATTAGGGCTGAAATCTGTAAAAAATATTGCCAATACAGAAAAGAAAAAAAGCAAGTATGCAAAAGAACGTGAAATTATATTGTCTGGAAGAACTCAAATGTTTTCAAAAGGCGTAACTCAAAAACGCGAAGCCAATGCAAAAAGGCTTGAATTTGTCGAAAGACCTAAAAACACAACCGTTAAACAAGATGTAGAAAAAAAGATTGGAAGTGTTTACGAACCAATAGAACCTTCATACATAGACCCAAATAAAGACATGTTTCAAAAAATCCGTTACAATATTGTAAAAAACGAAGCCAAGAAAACGGCGGAAACAGCTTCTAAAATCGTCACACCAAGTGAATGGAATCTATACAAAGGACTGTTTACAAAAGGCGTTAAAATGAACGCCGACGAAGTCAAAAAAGCAAGGGAAATTGAAACAAAGATTGAATACGCCAAGAAAAATGGATTTGAAAAATTTTATGATAGATTTGGCGCCTCATATAGAAAAGGCCTTGGCCTTGGTGACGACATTGCTGAAGCAGAAAAAACCGCTCGACCTATAACTACTGGTAGCAAGGTAGCGGACGTAGGAGCAGATATATTGGGCATGGCAGCGTCTTTCAGTCGCACGGGTGGCACTGGATTGGTAAAACCAGCCAGAACAATAGCAGAAACATTGGCGACTAAATTTTATGGAGGCCAAACTGCAAGTAAGCTTGGTAAAATCGTTGAAAAGGCAACAACCGGCGGAGCGGAATCTATACCGTATTCCATACAACAAATATTGACTGATAAAAATTTGCAGAAAAACCCCAAAAAGGCAGCAGAAGCTATTGTTGTAAACCTTAATTTAGGTATGGGAACTGAATTAGGAATAGCTGGAATCGGTAAACTGGTCAAAAGTATTTTCCCAGCAATCAAAAAATCTATTCCCAATATGACAGAATCAGACTTGACGAATGCTATAACGAACAAATACAAACTAGGTAAAACTACAGGCTCATATAAATTGAAAAAACCTGTTGTAACAAAACAGCTTCCTTCCGCCGAAAGATTGTTGCTGCCTGAAAAAGCTACAAGCAAAATAGAGTTAGGTGCACCAAAACCAGAAAAACCGAACAAAAGTCTAGCTGATGCGGCGGAAAAAAACTATAACAAAGTAGCAGATGAATATAACACTGCCATTGAAACAATTCAAAATCATTTTAAAACAAATGAACTTAGAACTGACGAGATTAAAAGGGTGAAATCCGAATTAGGTATAGACTTAGACGACATAACCAAAAGACTTGATGATGCTGATTATTACAGAAACAATCTTGACGAATTTGCAAAAAGAGAAAAAACAAGAATTGCTGCCGGTGTCATAAGTCCAGAAGAATCAAAATACATGGATGAACTTGTTGCTTACAAAGAATCACAAATACCAAGGCCAACAGTAAAACTTGAACAAAAATTAAAAGTACCAGAACAATACAAGCGTGAAATGCCAACAAGAGTAACGAGCGCAGAAATAGAATTAACAAAAGGTGTTCAGCCAATAACCAAGTTGAAAGCTCCTGCAAGGTCTGTAGAGGCTCCAAAAGCTACAGAGAATATCCAGACACCTAAAGCAGAAACAAAGCCCGCAGAAAAGTCCTACAAGCTTAAAACAAGTCAATTCAGAACCAACACGTTAGAACGTGCAAAAAACATTCCCGAAAGTGTTAAGAAAGAACTTAAACCCGAAAGCTTTGACTTTGTTCCTGAAACTAAAAAGGAATGGCAGGAAAAAGCGATTCAGAATGTTGCGGCAAACAAACAGAAGGTTATAAACGATATAAAAAGTACCGAAACAATATCTGGTGGCGTGCAGGCTCACGAAGCTGCAATCGTAGCAGATGACCTTGTAATCCAAGCTAAAAAAACAGGTAACACGGATGAATTATTAAATTTTACCCAAGACGTAGCCGCAAAAACCAGAGAATGGGCGAGAGGGCTGAAGGGAACTGACACCGCATGGGATAAATTAAGTCCGGCTGGGACGTTGATAAAAGCCCAACGTGAAATTATGAATTCTGTTCCTGACGAATTAAAGAATGCAGTCAAAACAGAGGTCAAAGAAACAAAAACTGTATTTGAAGCTATAAACAAAGTCAACAAAGAAAATATTGACCAAGTGTTTAAAGATTTGACGGGCGAAAAGTTAAAGGTATCAAAAGGCGTGCGTGAATGGCTTGAAAAACAAGAATCCGAAGCTATGACGAGAGTAAAAGATTACTTCAAGCCTGACACGAGCGGCATAATTAAAATGCGCGCAGGTATACCTGGAGAAATTTTTACCGACCTTGCTAAAGTAGGCGCAGCTAAATTGGCTCGTAAAACAATGGATTTTGCAGAATGGTCTGTTGAAATGATAAAGGAATTCGGCGAAAAAGTAAAACCTTATCTTCAACAGATTTTTGATGATTCAAACAAACTGATTAAATCCAAATCCTTAAGAACTGCTGAGCAAAAAGCCGTCACCTCAATAGACAATGTGGTTAAAAAGACTTTATCTGAAAACGGAATAAAAATTCAGGACATAGCAAGAAAGCATGTTTCGGAAATAGACGAAACCGGACAGACTTTAGCGCAGAAACTAACCGAACAAGCTAATTTAAGCCCGGAGGTTGCTGCAAAAGTTGAAAAGTTATTCGCTGAACGTCTAAAAGCTTTGACTACTGCCAAAAAACAACAGATACTTGACCAGATGTTCAAACCCAAAAAGACGTATCAGAAAAAGTCTTTAGGGGACAAGATAATAGAATTCTCCAACATGGGGGCGATAGGTGATTCCAAATACACTAAAATACTGAACGAAAAGTACAACATACCTGAACTGGATGCGGAAACGGCTAAAAAAATTATCAAACAAGCTGAGTATATACAGAAGGTAACAAACGTACTTGAAAAAGAGCGACTTACCAACAAAATGATGAATGAGATTCGCAAGCAAATTCCAGCAGACCTCACATCCAAATTAAAAGGTGCTACATTTGTAAATACACTATTAAATCCCAAAACAATACTTTCAAAAAATATACCAGGCAACATATCGCAGACCATTGCCATGAGATTCAACAAGTATCTTATGACTCCCATTGACGTTTTACGGTCTGGTATTACCGGGACAGAAAGAAAAGTTACATTCAGGACTAATAGGGGATTTATGGACAACGTAAAGGCATTTGCTGATTATGGGATTGAAGGTTCAAAAGCTGGCTGGCAGGGATATAATCCATATGGCACAGCTGGAGAATTCGCGATGGCAACGCAGGTTTTCAAGGGTAAATACAATCCTTTGAAATGGGGCGAAAAGGCACTTGGCGCGCTTCTTACAGGTGCGGGTGATTATCCTTTCTATATGAAAGGCGTACTTGACCATATCGGCGAACAGGCGGCACTAAAAGCTATAAACAATGGTTTTAAGGGTGCAGATATCAAAAAAATGGGAAAGAAATACGCCGATGAAATAATAAACAGTGCGTTGAAAATGTCTGACGTGACAAAACAAGTGCTTGAGCAAGCAAGTGAAAAAGGTGCAGAAGCTACGTTCAGGAATGACAATATGTTCAGTACTGCGTTAGGCTTTATACACGATGGGCTTAACGTGCTTATGGGATTTGGAAAGTCAGAAGTAAAAAGGGGCAGGATTAATGTCCCTAAATATGGATTAGGCGACCTTGTGCTATTTTTTACTCGTACACCGGGGGCTCTGCTTAACGTCGGGCTCGAACATAGTCCTTTGGGCATATTAAAATCACTTGGTTATATTCTTGAAGGGTTGGGGAAAGGACTCAAACCGGGCGGTAAGGTTTCAATAAACGCAACAAAGGTAGCGGAACACATCGTAAAAGCTGCATCAGGTACACTGTTCCTTTCGGGCGCAGGATATTATTTGACCGAAAAAGGTGCCATGACGGGACGGGCTCCAAACGATAAGGAAGCGGCGCAGTTTTTACAAGAACAAGGAATGAGGGAATATTCCGTAAATTATGATGCTGTAATTAGATGGGCGCTGAATGGTTTCAATGACGACAGTCTGTTAAAGAACAAGGAAGGTGATAAGTGGTTTACTTATGATTGGCTGGCTCCATTTTCATTAAATGTGGGCATGGGTGCAAACGCTTCACAAGACAAATTATTTAAGGGCATTACGTGGAACAAATTGGGAGATGTAGCAATGGCTATACCTGAAACATTCGGGGCCGCAATAAATACTATTGTTGGAAGCGACACAGTTTCTGGACTGTTGAGGCCTACTCAAGGTTACACGCCTGAACAACTAAATAAAAGTTTTGTAAGTCTTGCCACAAACAGTCTTACACGTTTTATTCCGTTTGGTTCATTGCTGAATCAGGTAAAACAAATGACAGACAACACGGCAAGAAACACGGCAAGTGACGACCCTGTGCAAAAGGCAATCAATTTGATTAAAAACCGTATTCCAGGATTATCAAAGACGCTTCCAGCTATTATTACATCCACGGGAAAAGTAAAGGAACTATACCAAGGCGGAACAAACAATCCGCTGAATGTTATTTTGAATCCTGCGTTTGTGAGCAAATATGTTGAAACACCCGGGAGTAAACTCATCATTGACCTTTACAAGTCAACCGGAAAGGTAACGCAGTTTCCAAGACTGAAAAGCGCAATCACAATATACGGTCAACCGCAGGTATTGTCAAACGAACAAAAGGCAGATTTGCAACAGTATATCGGTATGATGACTATGAATGCGCTTGATACTCTTCCAACTGCTACGGTTAAACTAAATAAAAAAGGCATAAAGTTCAACGACTTAACCGATGAGCAAAAACTTAAATGCATTGGTGATATATTAACTCAAGTAAATGCTAGTGCGGAAGAATATATGGCAGGGAAATTAAACATCAAAAAGCCCACCAAGACAGAGACGGAAAAATTACAAAAAGAAAATGCAACACCAAAATTAAAAATAACAGGAGGTAAATAACATGAAAAATTTACAAAGCGTTATAAAAAGCTCAATTAAAAAGATGCCAGTAAAAACGGTAGTTGCCAAATCAAAGGTGATTAATTCGCCAAAACTGGTTCTTACAAAACCTACTACAATTGTAAGAAATACAAAACCAATTAATCCAAGAACCAAAGAAATGTATATTCCGAATCCAAAGAATACTAAAGTTACAATTCAAAAAGCAAAGAAGAAATAGGCATCCGAAAGGGTGCTTATTCCATTGAAAGGAGATTTATGGAATTAGTCAGTGAATGCTGCGTTAATCATCAAGGCTTTCTTGATGTTGCGTTGGAAATGATTCGTATGTCTAAAGCTTGCGGCTGTTCAATTATTAAATTTCAATTCTATTATCCAGACATACTCTGTGCCGACAGAAATTGTTTTGACGCGTATAAGTTACTGGACAAAGTCAAATTAAGGCCGCAATGGCTGCCGATTCTTGCGGATGAATGCAAACGGAAACATATTGAATTCCTTTGCACTGGTTTTTGCAAGTACAGCATAGAACAAATTGCACCGTACGTTTCAAGGTTTAAAATCGCGTCCCCGGAAGTGACGGTTGATTTCGTCAAACATGTATCTTCGTATGGCAAACCTATCATTATATCCAACGGCAAAGCGTCACAGGAAACGCTGGACGCCATTTTTGACGCTGTTAAAGTTCCAATTACATTATTATTGTGTGTCTCAAAATATCCGGCTGAAATCTCGGATTACGACTTGAGAGACATGGATAAATTCAGAAAGCGATATGGCTGTAAAGTTGGACTTTCTGACCACACCCAAAGTCTGGCATTGTCTATAGAAGCAGCAAAACGCGGCGCAGATATGATTGAAAGACATTTTACATTAACAAAGAACACGCCTGATGAATGCGTGTCTTTATATCCACAGGAATTATTAAAATTATCACAAATTTTAAGGGAGGTAAGAAATGGCTAACGAGGCTGTTATAGCGCAGTTTATCACATTCAATCCAGTAGAGGTAAATGGAATCAAGACGTTTGACAATTTATTTATCGCGCTTGACCCAGAAGACAAGATAGGCGCAGGAATGGTTTTCCCGCAGATTACCGAAGTAACGGGGGTGTCTGCAAATGTATGAAAGAAATAATAAAATATTAGCAGAATTTCAAAATAATACCTTTAAGAAACTTCAAGAACCGACACATATTGAATATCCCGGTCAAGTCATGTTTGGTTTAAACGAAAATCAAATAATCGACAATGTTGTTATCAAAATTGAAGACAAACTTATGGCTGTAGGCGTGACGGACAATGAGCAATGGTTGACAAATATCAATCCGAATATGCATACTTTAATTGTATTCGGTATGGGACTAGGATACCACGTTGAAAGTCTTATTCAAAGATACCCGGATAAAAAGATAATCGTTATCGAACCCGATATAAGAATATTCAATCACGCCATGCAGTTAAAAGATTTTGAAAACATCATCAGGCATACGGAAATATGGGTTGATGAATCTGTCGACACTGTTAAAGGGAAGATATATGAAATGATAACACATCCTCTTGCAAGGGGAATAATGGTTATTCCTTTTTATGTCGGCGTATATCAAGATTATTTTAATTCATTAGTTGAATGGATGAAAAAAGCCATGAATGACTGGGCGGTTATGGTTAATACAAAAAGGTGTCTAGTTGACAAATGGTATACAAACAGAACAAAAAACGATGAAGTCCAGTCAGTTAATTTTTCTAATTTTGTTGATAAGTTTAAAGATATTCCAGCTATACTTGTAGGCGGCGGCGCAAGTCTTATTGAACACATACCGTTATTGAAACAGCTTGAAAACAAAGCCATTATTTTTGCGGCAGGTACGACCATTGAAATTCTTTTAAACCATGGAGTTACACCTACTTTTATGGCGGCAATAGACCAAGACCCGATATCGGAGGGAGGGCTTCACGAACATTTAGAAGAAGATATTCCGCTAATATTTGACGGGCAGGTAGCGCAGAATTCACTTTACTACAAGGGTAAAAAAATACAGATGCAATTGAACGTCAACAGATATACTGGAATGGTTATGCCCAATCTTCCTATTATTGAATCGGCTCCATCCATAGGTAACGTTGGACTTGATATACTTCACAAAATGGGGTGTTCGCCCATACTTATGGTTGGCATGGACTTTTCATATGGATATGGAAAGCTTTACTGTGACGGCACAAGATTTCAGGAAGAAAGAAAAGATACAGGACAATATATTATGATTAAAAATAATTTTGACGAAACAGTACCGACAGAACCATCGTTTTTGAGTATGATAAACTGGTTTGAAGAATATGCTCCAAGAATAAAACCAAATGTTATAAACTGTACGCATAAGGGCATTGTATTCAAAACCATTCCGTGGCAACCGATAACTGATTTTACTTTTGACAAAGAATATGATTTCAATGCAATGATAAACGACTGTTACAAAGAATTCATAGACGTATCAAAAGTAAAACAGATAAAGCTTGAATTGAAATCCGAGCTTGAAAAAGCAAAAGAATTTATTGAAAAAAACAAGACAATAAATCCAGAGTTTCAAAAACTTAAATCATGGATTTTGATTGAAGAATATACGCAGACTGAAATTTATCTTGCTGAAATAAGGTGTGAAGCTAGGATAAGAGACGGAATGGACAAAAAGGAATCTGTTAAAATGTTTCAGGACAAAAGAATTGAATTGATTTTAAATGCAATAAATAGACTTTTGAAATTATTGAAATAGTATTCAGGGGAGGCCAGTGGCCAAACTCAACCTCCCCCATAACCAACCCTTACACAACTGGTGGTAAGGGAAGGTAAGAAACATTATATTACAACAATAAAATAAATACAACTGGAGGTGGCAGAATGCAACACGATTGTATTCAAGATAAAACAATTGATACATTGACCAGGACACTTGAAAAGCATGATGAAACCATCGGAGTAATCAAAGAGCTTACAATCGAACTTCGCGAAAGCAATATTTATAGCAAGGATTTTCTCAAGGAAATTAAGGAGCATATCAAGGAGCAGGTTGAACAGAACAAGCAGACCGAAAGGAGGATTGGCATACTTGAATTTGAAATGAAAACAGTAAAAAAAAGCCAAGAATCGACAGAAGTCCAGGTCAAAGATATACTTGACTCCAACACAATCCGCACAGACAAGGAAATAACTGGTGGGATTAAAAAATGGCTGCCAACTGGGATATTGTTTGCGCTTGCACTTGCACTATTCGGACTACTATACGCAGTACAGGGATACATGACAAAAGTTATGGAGTTATTAAAAAAATAAGGAGCTGATTAAATGTTTATTTTGGAAACTATCACAATTGTAGGACTTCTCACTTTACTGTTCTGGGGAACAATGAAACCGTCATGGAAACACGCTACGATTTTTATTCTTACAGCCGCATCTATTTTTTTAATAGAATTACAAAACTTCAACGATTTTGCGGAAGCAGGGATTATCATATTGTGTTCTACTTTTTGCTGGGGTTTGATTTTGCCGGAAGAAAACTTCGTAAAACTGGCATTAAAAAGTTTATTAACAAATCTAATCAGTATGGCAGGAATATGGTTGATTCAAATAGCATGGATACCATTTTATCTTTATGTAATGAAACTTGACTTAAATTATGTAGCAGCAAACGAATTTTGGTTTGGACTTCCTTGCAGAATTGTAGAGTATATTATTTTGGCATTAATTTATATATTTGCGGTACGTCCTGCAATAGGAGCTAAAAGTATTGAAACACTAGGAAAAGCTTTTGGAAAATATAATTTTAGTATTCTATGGGTATATGAGCCGAAATCGCCATGGAGGGACAAATGAAAATAATTCAATCGCCACTTACAGAAAACGGCTGCTACAAGTCCGGTAAAAAGATAACTGTCAAAGGTTTGATGCTTCATAGCGTAGGATGCAACCAACCATCTGCACAGGTATTTATAAAGAACTGGAACAAGGCCGGAATAAAAAAATGTGTCCATGCTTTTATCGAGCCGGACGCCATTTACCAATGTCTGCCTTGGACTATGCGCGGCTGGCACGCAGGAGGCAAAGCGAATGATTCTTACATAGGAGTGGAAATGACAGAGCCTGGCACAATAAAATATACTGGCGGTGACAAGTGGACAGATACAGACCCGGAGGCAACCAAAAAGCATGTTCTAGCAACGTATTCTACTGCCGTTGAGTTATTTACTCACTTGTGCAAAGAATTCAAGCTAGACCCAATTACGGCGATTATATCACATAGCGAAGGATACAAAAAAGGTATCGCTTCAAACCATGGCGACCCTGAACATGTCTGGCGTAAATTCGGACTTACAATAGATAGATTTAAGCATGATGTAAAGGATAGTATGTGGAAGTATTACAAAGTGGCTGAGACTGACATAATAGAACTTGACCCCATGGACATGCGGGCGGAGCTCACAAGAAAACCGAATCGGAAGAACTATGTCAACGGTAATTTTTTCGACAAGGTCACGACAATAGGTTGGCTTGCATCAGAAGGTAAGATTCTTGAAGACAGAATGAATCACCTGAAAGACAAAGGAAAATACGATTATCCTAAAGGTACCGTAATTGTGTTTAAGGACAGGACTGTATTCGCAGGACTCAAAACGGATAAAGAAATGGATTCTGTTCGGGATAAGATATGGTTTTGCTGCCAGGGATTCAACTTGTTTCCTATTTACCTGAAAAAAGAAGGGTTTCCAGATGATGTAGCGCGCTCTTGCAACAGACTGTCGATGGGATACCGAAAGAAAGATAACAAGATACTTGTAACTATGCGCCCCGGTTCAAATGCTGACAGAGCCGCACAGACACTAAAAAATCTTGAATGCGATACCGGGATATGTCTGGACTCAGGTAGAAGCGCAGAAATGGTTGTTGATGGAATTAAGTTATACAAGGCTAAAAATACATTGACCAATATTATTTGGTGGGAAGGATGATATTATGGACATTACAGTAGTACAGGCATTCATTACCCCGGAAATGGGGATTATTCTGGCGGCGCTATGGGTTATTGGGTATATTTGCAAGAAGCTTGAATTCATACCTGACAAGTACATAGTGTTTATCGTGGCGGCATTTGGTATCGCAGGAGCCTTTATGTTCTCAGGCGTAAGTTTTCAGTCTGGATTACAAGGGTTCCTGTGTGCTGCGGTCGCGGTTTATTCCAGCCAGGCTATCAAGCAAGCGCAAAAGAAAGAGTGACTCTATCCCCGGATAAGTAAAGCCCTCTATCACTAGGGGGCTTTAAACTTCAACTTTTATAATATTTCCGCTTGTTGCAAAACTACTACTTGATTCCTTTTCTTCTACTGAAATAGTATAATTATTGTTTGCAAGCGCCAAAATAACTGCATCTCTTGATGCTATGTCTTTTACATGTAATTCACATACTTTAACCACTATTCTATTCTCCTTCCTTATTAGATTCAACCATATTCTTTGTAAGACACCGATTAAATTTATCTATCAAATTCCTTTCGTTGCTGAAATTATCTTTTGTGCCTTTTATTATATTGTACAACTTCATGTAACGGCTAAGTATCTCAGATATGTCCAACATTTCTTCAAAGTCCATTTCTTCAAAACCTTCTAATTCACCCTTAGTCAATGCTATTCCTCCATCCTTTTACCATTTGTCTCTAACTGTTTTTGTGTCATGTTCTGCATTTCCTGTAATATCACCGCTATAATGAGTCTTGTTGTAAAGCTTATTGTTTACCTCGGCTAGTCCGCAGGCAATATCATAAATTGAATCTTCCGGGCAAAGCTCAAACAGCTTCAAAATATCTTCTATTTCTTTTTCGTTTTCCGGCATATCCAACCTTTTATCACCTATACTCATTCATATCATTCCTCCCTTAAATATTTTCGTCCATTTTAAATAAATATCGTCCCTAGCTTTTCCGTTCGCCGCAATCTGTTTTAGTGTTTCAAGACTTTCTACGGATAAAACAAATTCAAACGATATTCCGTTACTGCAACTATCGCAAAGATATCTTCCAACTATTTCATGTCCATTATCCAATGCATTGTGTAGTTTGTCAAAGTCAGGATATATTTGCTTGCATTTTTCTATAAACTCTTTTGGATATTTCATTCCTTTTCATCCTCCTTGTCAGGCTCCCATTCACCTGTTTTCATATCTACCTCAAACCCTTTACCTTCCCATAAATCTTTTTGAAGATTTGTTTTTGGTATGCCTGTTATTTCTGTTTCCTGTACCAACTTCCATTCGCCTGGTTTCATGTTTTTATCGACTATTACACGCATATTTCCTAGATTTAACTTTTCAGGATATTTTTCCTTGACAGGCTTTAGTGGGCAGTCCGGTCTGCGTGAAGCATAATAATCCAGCATATCTTTTACTATCGGCACGCAGAAACCTCGCACATGTAATTCACATTGCATACAATTCTCTGGCATTTCATCAATTTTAAGATAAGCTTTCATCCTTACCACTCCTTTACTTATATGCTGATTAATCACTAACAACGGACTTATAATCAATAATTTGTATTTTATATTCTCTTGGAATCTTTTTAATAAAATCAATTAAACAAGGGTGTCCAACTGATATTATCGTTATTAAATTGTCTTGATAATACAAAGCTACTTCAAACATTCTCAACCCTTCCTTTCTATCCAGTATATCAGCCTATTTTCTGAACATATCAAGAATAGTTTTTACAACAGAAACATCAGGACCGTATATGGTTTCTTTAACGTTCTTTGTCTTTATCATTCCATAAGTATCGAGCATTTCCCATACTGCCTTAAAATTTGTTCTGTCATAGTTCTGCACATTGTATGCGTCCATTACTATTTCGATATCGTTGCACATATAAACTCCTTTCCATATTGACTACCGTATATTCCTGTATGCCTATTTATTTTCTTTTTCCTTTAAAATTTCTTTACAAGTTTTTATACTTTCATCTATTGTACAATTGCGTTTTCCTGACAAAACAACCAATTCTGCTATAAACAAAATATCTTTATCAGGAATTTTAGAAGTATCAATTTGAATTAACATGGTCTTACTCCTTTACATTATTTTACGTATGCCAAACCGCACTAATAACAAAAATTATCTACTGGAACTATTTTCTCAATACAATATTTCGGTATTTCATAGGCTCTGCCGTCAATATCCGTACAATCAATTAAGCCGTCTTCAATTGAAAGTAAGTCTGTTTTAATTTCATTGGGAAGAAATTTGTATTCAGGTTTGATTTCTACTTTAAAATAACTACTCACTTTATATCTCCTTTCATTCCTGTATGTATTCTACGCCGTAAGCGTCTTTAAATCATAATTAGATTCAATAAATCTGATTGTTTTATCTCTATTACAGTCGTTTCCTAAATAAGTGTAAATCTCATTCGTTTCATCATGTGTAAATTCAGTTCCCAAAAACTCATTTATAATGGCTCGTATTTTGCTTTGAATTTTTTCACTCACACCTTTACAGCTTGGCCTTGATAACCAAGCAATCACTTTACACTTTAATTCTAATTCTGTTTCTACGTCCTCCAGCCTGAAATAAATATTGTTTTTTGGCTCAACAATCAACTCAATATTATGGTTTATAAAGCAATTGGGCGAATATTTCCGAACTATGCTTATAAAACTTTTTGTCAATTCAGTGTTCATATATCTCCTTTCATTCCTGTATGTATAGTGGGGGAGGGTGGGATTGGTTACCCACTAAGGGACCGCTTCAATGGGTCCACAACTTCCCCGTAATTTAATGGAGTAGGCAACCATTAACGTCCACGTTAGCAGGCACCATATCCGTATAGTTGCGACTTATGGCGAACACTTCTACCCCACTACCATCATTATAATCTTTTTCAAAAGAAATGTCAATAACAATCTTGTAATTTGCAACACGATATGTTATACTGTTATCAGGAGGTGTCTATGATGCGTGAAATTAAGTTCAGGGGCAAAAGAATTGATACAGGTGAATGGGTATACGGTTATTTGTGCTTTGTATATGTGGACGTTCCAAGCAAAGCATCAATATACGACCCAAAATCAGCAAGAAGTTACGATGTGCTTACAGAAACAATAGGTCAGTATGCAGGACAAAAAGACAAGAACGTCAAGGAAGTATATGAGGGTGACATATTAAGAATAACGGGTAGATATTTTAGAAAATCAATTCAAGAAGATATGACGGTTGAATATGATGAAAGCCGTTCTTGGTTTGGCGTTTTAGATATGCTTCACACGGTTAGCCTTAATACTTTTGATTTTGAAGATGATGTTGAAGTAATTGGCACTATACATGATAATAAGGAGTTGACGGAATGCGCGACAGAAGCAAAGTAATTAATGTAGAAATATCCGAACAGGCAAAGAAAATTTACGACCAGCAGCCACATAAGGGCGAATTTGTATCTGAGGCTATTATTGAAAAGTCCGGCAATGCAATCACCTTGACCGATGCTGACAAGGGTTGGGTGAGGCAGGAAATAGAAAAGATAGTAAAGGAGATGAAAGAGAGATGAGAGAAAACATGGAATGGATTAAAAATTTAAAAGTAGGCGATGAAGTGATGATAAATAAAAGTTCTTTCTGGAACAAAAATTATTACGACAAGGCCACTGTTACAAAAATTACTCCTACGGGCAGAATAAAAACTTCTGATGGTTCAGAATACACCGGTGAAGGTTATAAGTACGGCGATACAAGCGGATATCTTGAACAGGTTACGGCGGAGAAACTTGAATTGATGGAAAGGCGCGAATTATTGTACAAGATAAACTTTGACAAGTTCAAAGGAAAGCTTAGCGCGGAACGTCTTAGATTGATTTTGGAATGGCAGGAAGAATTAGCCCAACCAAAGGAGTGATAGTATGAAGAAAATCTGTAAAAACTGTCTCGTCTACTGGGAATGTTATTGCTGGAGATATGGAATACCTCATGATACAGTAGAGGACGCAAGTTGTTATATGTGGATAGAAGGAGGGAAGTAGAATGATATCACCTACGCCTTGGAGTACATTTGCAGAAGGAATAATGGATAAAGACCAGTATCCCATATTACACGCAACAAGAGAAGATGCAGAATATATCATTGAAGCAGTAAACAACTATGAGGCACAAAAGAAAAGGATTGCAGAACTAGAAAAATTCATCATGAACGCACATACAGACCTTAAACAAATGAAACGGATTGAAATGGATTCTGTGATACAGGATATTATTGTTGGAGCCGAGAGGATTATGAAGGAGGTACAGGATGATACTAGATGAATTTGGAATTGATGCAATAAGAAAAAACTTTGGCTGCGAAGATTACGTTGAAAATTTGCTTGATACAATTGAATTTAAAGACAAGCACATACAAGAATTAGAACGCGATTATATAAGTACAAAACGTATCATTTGTCTCATATTAAAACAAATAGGCGGCAAAATAGAAATACCTATAATAGATATGATTCAGACTGATTTCAAAGACTATGAGTTATTATATGCTGACAATGAAAAGACTGAGTCAAAGATTATTGCGTTAAAGGAGGTGTAAAATGATGCTATCAAATGAAAAAATTAAAAACTTGCAAACAATGCGAAATGCCGGAGCTATAAGCGGAATAACGGCAGATTTGCTTGATACCATACAGGATATGCAGGAGAGGTTGGAGAAGTGCAAGGTGGCTCTTGGAAAAGTGTTTGAGTGTAATGGATATATGTTTGTAAAAGAGGCTCTAGAGGCTATAGAAAGGAGTGAGAAGTAAATGGATGAAATGTCTTATGTAATTGAAAGATTTGCTAAAGCATTGCGGGATGCACAGATTGAAACCGGCA